AGTAAGTCTAGCTTTAGATTTGAATGAGTTAACAGCAGCAGCAGTTGATGTAGCAAGTGATTCTATTGCAATAATCGATGCAAATGCTAGTAATGGATCTAAAAAAGAATCAATTGCTAATTTAGTAACAGCAATTGCAGGAAGTGGCTTAAGTGCTTCAGGCGGCCAGTTAAGTGTATCTGGTGGCTCATTAGCTTCATTATCTGATACAGATATTTCTTCACCTAGCAGTGGCCAAATTTTAGTTCATGATGATGCAAATTCTTTTGACAACGTGACTTTAAGTGGTGATGCTACATTAGCAGCAGATGGTACTTTAACACTTTCAAGCTCAGCAACTCCAACATTTGCTGGTTTAGATATGAGTAGTAATAAAATAACTAGTTTAGCAACACCAACTTCAAATAATGATGCTGCTAACAAGTCATATGTTGATAGTGTAGCACAAGGATTAGATGTTCAGCCAAGTGTAAGATTACTAATAACTTCAATATCTAATTGGTCTGGTAACTACGCTAACGGCTCTACTCATCAAGGTGTTACATTATCAACAGGTGATAGAATTCTATCAGGCTCTTCACTTGGAAGTCAGTCAGGTATTTTTGTAGTTCAGGCTTCTGGAGCACCTACTAGACCAAATAATTTTAATACAGGACATGCAGCTGCAGGCACTTTTGTTTTTGTTGAAGAAGGTACCCATGCAGACAAAGGTTATGTATGCACTAATGATAGAGGGTCTGATGTTGTTGATACTAACTGGTTAGTATTTACACAGTTTACACAAATAAATCTAACTGCAGCAAATCTAGGTGGTATAAATATAAACTCTACAAATATAAAAATAGATGTAAATAATTTAGGCACTGTAGGTAACGAAAATACATATTCTGCTTTAGAGCAGTTAGATACTTTTGCATTTTATGACAATAGTGTAAGTGATACTAAGAAAATTAAGTGGACGTATCTTAAAGGTCAAATTGTACAGAATCCAGGGCATGATATAAACTTAAATACTCACAAAATTCACACTAATGATACAAATGGATCAATAAAACTTGAGCCTAATGGAACAGGTTCAGTTTTAATAAGAGGAAACAAAGATAACTCTGGAACAAACCCGGGATCAATCAAGCTAAGTTGTGAAGAGAATACGCACGGTATAACAATAAAAAGTCCGCTTCACAGTGCAGCAGCAAGTTATACATTGACATTACCTGTTAATGATGGTGATGCAAATCAAGTTCTTAAAACAGATGGAAGTGGTGTTTTATCTTGGGTCGATCAAGCAAGTGGTGGTGGAGGTGGAGGATTGACTTACGAACTACATTCTTCAGGAGCAACAATTACAGCTGCATTAAACAAACATTACTCAGTAAATGTTACTAATACGCCTGTTATTGCTAATTTACCTTTAACTGGTGATGGTCAAATAAGTTTTAAAAATATGAATTCTTCTAATAGTTTAACAGTTAGAGTTACTCAAAGTAATTCTAAAACATTTGATGGAGTAACTGATGGTGGGATAGTATTGTCTCACAAAGAAGCAGTAACCGTAATTACAAATGGCTCAGGTAATTGGGAGATTAGATAATGACTTTTTTGTTTAAAAACTATTCTAATAGAAAAAATATAAAAGTTGTAAAAACAACTGCTTCTAGTAGCACAAATATTTATTTAAATAGCAGTTATCAATATGCTACTGGCAGTAGAATTTCATATACACCTTTACATAATAGTGAAGGAAGTAAAGTTATATATGAGTTTTATTGTGCTTACTCATATTTAGACAACGATAATAATGCAAGATTTAAGTTACAAATAGGAGATACAGTAGCAACTTTAGGCGACGTAGTAACTAATAGTGACAATTATATAAATAGTGTAGGATCAAATTACAGTTCTGGTACTTTAAGAGTAAACGATTTAATTACTTTAAGATATTTACTTGATAGTTGGGAAAACGAAAAAGTATTACAGGTTGATGCTAAAAGTACTTCAACATCTTATCAAGGTGCATTAAATTTGACTACCAGATTTGGTGCTACTGGTTTTGGAGATTTATATTTCAATCCTTTTGTCATATGCTATGAAATCTTTGAGGTATAAACATGACATATTTAAATAAATGTTATAATAATAACAAAATAAAAATTTTAGTTGAAAACAGCCCGAATGCACAACACATTGTCGCTTCTACGCATACATCTTTTACTAATATTACATATACAGAAATTGACTACAAGCCTCAAACATATATAGATGGTTCTAAGGCAAGCTTTGTAATTTATAGTACGTCTATTCTTTTAGATCAAGTATCTAATTCTTCAAAAACAGCAGGCACCTATAGACTAGCAAAAAGCACAGATAATGGTAATACGTGGGTTGAGTGGGGTGATAATACTAATTTTCATTTTTCTACTTGGGAAAACTGCTCAATTGATGCTTCTGTCTTAGACATTAATTTTTGTTTAGACACTGCTAGCTGGGATGATACTTTAAAGCTTCAAATGCAATTAAAATTAAAACAAACTGTAGGCGCAGAATTTAATATACATAAAAATTATCAATTTTATGATCAATCGGGAGATGTTTCAAGTGCAAATAACGTTTACAAACCTAAAGTAATGTGTTGGAGTATTAAATGACTTTTTTTATACCTACTGATGATAGAAATAATTTGATTTATAACGCAAGCGCAAGCGCAGTTTCATATCAAAATTTTTATAGTACTACTCAAAGTGATATTGACGGAACTGAAGTTTCTTATGAAGTCAAAAATTCATTTAATGCCAGTTATGTTGTCTATGATTATACAATACAACAAGCATGGCAAGAAGATTTAGATAGTAGAATATATATTGAGTTATGGCAGCAAACTGATGTTAATGATTCTAGTACATATGCATCTTTAGGTGCTTCTTACAGAGTTACAGAAAAATTTGACAATCAAAGACAAGATAATGTATTAACAGGAAAGTTTTTAGTTCCTATTTATGCAGGTATTAGAAAATTTAAACTAAGAGCTAGACCAAGAGATAGTGGTAGCTACTACACTTTACATATGGATAGTTCATATAATAGATACACTCCTATAATAAAAATGTATATTTTCTAATAAAGAATCAGTACGTCTTGTACAATTATGGAATTAGAAAATAATGATAAGATATTGTAATAGTATAAAAGAATTTAAATTGCATAAATATGAAGCTGGTAATGGCTTTGATTATATAATTAAATCATATAACTTAGCATAAAAAAGAAAAGACTGAAAATGACAACTAAAAACATAATACCTAGAAATAATGATGAGGGACAGATTGGATCTAGCTCTAAAAAATGGGCAAGTGCATTTATATCTGACGGTACTTTTGATACTTTGTCTGTTAATGGTCAAGCTGTATCTGGCGGAGGTGCTACAGCCTTAACAGGACTTTCAGATGTTACAATAACAAGTGTACAGAACAATCAAGTCTTAAAATATAACGGTTCAAATTGGACAAATGCAGCTGCCCCTGCAACACTAAGTAATACAGATGATTTAGTTGAAGGATCTAGTAATCTATACTTTACAAATGAAAGAGTAGATGATAGAGTTAATGCATTAACTACAGCAGGTATTGGCATTGCTAAATCTTACAATGATACTGCAAATACACTAACTTTAACGCTAGATCTTGACGAGCTTTCTGCTGCAGCAGTTGATGTAGCAAGTGATTCTATTGTAATAATCGATGCAAATGATAGTAACGGATCTAAAAAAGAGACAATCTCTGATTTGATAACAGCTGTAGCTGGAAATGGACTTTCTGGGTCAAGTGGCGTACTCGATGTAGGTGTAGATGATGTATCTATTGAAATAGATTCTGATGTTTTACGAGTCAAGGCTCTAGGTATTACTAACACAATGTTAGCTGGTTCAATTGCAGATACAAAACTTAACACAATTTCAACACCCGGAAAGGTTACACTATCAGCATTAGATATTAATGGGGAAAATGATATTGGTGCTGATTTATCAGATACAGATTTACTTATTATTGACGATGGCGCTAACGGAACAAATAGAAAAGCTGCTCTCTCTAGAGTTAAATCTTATATTGAAACAAATGCATCAGTTTCAAGTGTAACAGACACAATAACAGTTACAGTTGTTAATAGCGGCGGAAATAAATATGCCCTTGATGGTGTAACTCAAAAAGTTGGCGTATTATCTAAAGGATTTAAATATAAGTTTGATCAAAGTGATGCAACAAATGGCGGTCACCCGTTAAGATTTAGCACAACTCTAGATGGAACACATAATAGTGGCAGTGCTTATTTGACTAATGTTACAGTATCTGGTACACCAGGTAGCTCAGGTGCTTATACTTTAATTGATTTAACTCAAGAAACACCTGGGACTTTGTATTACTATTGCACAGCACATGCAGGAATGGGCGCTTCAGTTCAGACTGAAGGTATTGTTCCTGGCAATGGTCTAAATAAATCAGGCATGTCTCTTTCTGTCGACTCAACTATAATAACTGGACAAGTCGCAGAAAGTGCTGCAGATGACAATGATTTAATATTAATTTCAGATACTTCAGATTCTGGTGCTCTTAAAAAAATGACACGTGCTACTTTTGCAGCTGGGTTAGGAGGAGGCGGGACTAGTACAACTTTACAACCTACAGTAACGACAAGTACTCCATCATTTTCAGAGGCAACATCAGGTACACATATTTGGCTACTTAATGGATCTACAATAACAGTTGCTTTACCTAACTCTGGTATAACAAATGGAACTATATATCACTTAAAAAACATAAATAGCACTACAGCAACAGTTTCTGGAACCATTGACAATCTATCTAGCAAATCTTTGAGTCAATATGATAATTTAACTGTAGTTGCAACCGGCAGTGGCAGTCAATGGTATATTATATAAAAAAGGCAAATTAAAATGACATATTTTTCACAAGCAAGAAAATTACATAAAGATTTATATGTAAAAAAATCTTTAACAACGCAACATAGCACAACGCCATGGATGCCGAAGCAAGACATTAAGATTACGTCAATAAGCATGTTAATCTTAAATACAATGCCTTCTGGTAGTGGAAGTACAGTGGTGAGAATATATAAAGACAGAACACTAAGTTCAGAAGAGACTTTATTCAACGGGACTTTTTCTGCAGGTGAAACTGAATCATCTTCTGCTAGTACTTTTTCCAAAGTAATATTAGCAAATAGCAGAATAACATATTCAATAGTTTCAGAAGCTGCTGGTAATCCTGGTGAATATTGCCTAATTAGATTTACATACGAAAATATTTAAGGAGAAATAATAAATGCAACATCAAGTTGACGCAGATCAAGAAGGAAATCCAATCTATATTAATCTTGAGCTAGTAGGTGGTAGTTTATTAATAAAAGACCACGATATGAATTTAATTAAAAAAACAATAGGTAATCCAAGTAAACCAAGTAGACCATCAAACGAGTTGTTTGTAGATATCGATGAAGCTTATGCGTGGTTCCAAACAACATCACTGTCAAATAGACTAGATCTGGTAAGACAACAAGAACAAAACGAGTCAGGAGAATAATAATGGCAATATTTAAAAACTTTGATGTAGAAGTAAAAGGAAACAGAGTTACAGGTGGTGAAACAAACACAGGTGTTGTCGTAAACCCATCAGACGGTGATATATGGATAGACGGTCAACCTTATGACTCAGATACACTATACCCTCTTTTTGACAAAAGCTGTAAAGCTTTCAAGAATTTTATTACAAAATCAGAACTTGCAGGAAACCATTACGTTGGCGGCGGCCAGCTAATAGCGAAAGGTCCTTGTTTATTAAATGGACAAACAACAGGCGTTGCAACTTTAGGCGGACAATTTGACAAGTACAAGCTAGGTAGTAGAGATCATAATTTAGAAGATGATCAAGTAATAAATTGTTCTTCACCTATGTTTAAATTTACATCTACAGGAAGTAAAAATTTCTATTTAAAATCCTACACTATGAGTGGTGGTAATTATTATGCTGCTCATCAACCTTACACTTTTATTCAAGGAGACGATTTTTCAAATCCAGAGGCTGTATTGTGGGGTAATTATGACATGAATACTTACACTTACGGCGCACATGCTTTTCCTTTATATGTAGATACTACAAACAAATATATTTATTTTTTCAATACTTATTCAAAATCTAATAGTGGGTCTTACTACTATAGGAGTATTGTCGGAGGTATTTCAAGATCTTCTTATACTACTTTAGAGAGTGATGGTGCAATGTCAATTAGTGCACATACAGTAATATTAGAACCTAATAGTAATGGAACTTATGGTAATTATCACGATTTTGTGCCAAACAGCTTTTATTATTGTGGGAAAAACAATGATAACACTTTAATGTTTCTTGAGTATGTAATAGACGATGGTGGTTTACAAAATCAAGATAGCACTGATTTGAGAATCGCTGCGATATTAAACGCAGAATCTTATAACGTTTCAAACGGTAGTGTTTCTTCTGTTGCAACTTTAACGACATCAAATTTAACTGACTCTACAAAAGCTGTTAAATACATGGTTAATGCACATCCTTCGAATTTTAAACAGTCTCCAATTAGTGGTGAAACAAATGTTTATTATTCTTATAGACCTATTGCAGACACAAATAAAGAAATTTCATTTATGTTAACCACGTGGGACAAGTCAGCAAATTCTAATGCAGGTTCAGTTACTATTGATAATTGTACTATGACTTATTCTTCTGGCGTTGTAACAGACTATTTAACATTTCCGTCTGTAGGGTATAACGTAAACGGGAGACTAACAAGATCTAATTGTTTCATAACAAAAACAGGAACTAGTTATTATTTGCATTATTTACCTGCTTACGGTTCACCTGACGTTGTAGCAGCACAATCTGCACCTTCGAAAAACTTAGTGACTTATTCAATTGATGCTACAGACTTTAGCAATTTAACATATCACAGCTCTGTGCAGGTTAATGCACAAGATTTTGTCCACTTAAATTCTGGTAGAACAAAAATTGCTGTAATAAGTCCAAGCTTTTTGAAAGTATATACATGGAATAATGGATGGGTCGAAACAGCAAGTGAATCTGGCAACTTTACAGGTGTAACACAAGATGCAAGTGGTAGAATAATAGGCGTATCAACATTAGCAGACATTGCAGATGCAACAGCTTCAACAGTAGATGCTAATTTTAAGTTCTTGAATCATAAAGTCCATTTAATCTCTGATTCTTTACCTAATAACGTTACTATAGAATTTGCAAGTAGTTCATTAACATATACAGGTAGTAATATTTCAACTTCAGTCAATGTGAATGCTTATAATAGTAGTAATGCAAGAGTTGCAAAGAGTGTAACATTAAAAATTGACGGAGCAAACGCGACTTTTTCAAATAATACTACATCAATAGCAACTACAACATCAACTAGTGCAGATACAAGTGTAGCAGTTACAGTAACTGGCCCAGGTCCAATAACAATTTCAGCTGCATTAACACTTTAAATATAAAAGGAAATATACAATGTCAACTTTAACTGGAATAGATAAAGTATCAAGAACAACTTCGTTATTTGTAGACGTTGCTAGTTTTGATATGATTAAAGAAAATTTTATATCAGAAGATTTTTTAAACGTTGAATATTTGTTAAATAATAGCTACACAAGTGTGTCCAATAGCATGATGTCATCTAGCAAAGATTTTATTAATGTTCAAAAGACATTATCAAATCCTGCTTCAGGAAAAGTTAACTTGAACTTTTCTTATATCTTTGTAAACGATCAGAATACAAGGCAGGTTTCTAACACAAGCTCGTTGACAAAAAAAAGTATAATTGTAAAAAATGACATTGCTGAAAATTATACAAAAGCTTCTTCTGAGAATACTGCTACTAAGAGTAAAGCATTTGTTAATGTTCTAACAAGCAACACAGAGTTTTCTAATACTTTAGACTTGGATTCTAAAATTAAAGCTTCAGTTTTTGTTGTTGCACCTAGTGCTTCAGCACATGTTCCTGTAGTTATTGATTTGAATGATGAATGGACTTAAACTATTCGCCTAGATCTTCTATTTTTTGAATAGCAGTATCTGCAACATAGCACCAAGCTGCACTCATCATTCCCCAACATAAAGCATGCCACCAATCCCAAGTTGCGTGTACCTCATAAGAAACTCGCATTGTGTAATAAATCCAACCTGCATGAAAACCTGTGCAGTAAGAGCACTTAAGCATCTTATCAAGCAGAGGTATTCTGTTATGAATCAGAGGTACTTTGTTCATAAATCCAAAGGTTAGTCCATACAACGTTAAAAGCTCAAACAGAGATAAATCTGGAAACATATATTGCCTACTTTCTTCTTGATGATCGTCGTTTTTTGCTTTTTTGCTTTTCAGCAGCTGGATTAGTAGGAATAATTCTGCAGCAATCATCTTTTGCTGATTGTTCAAAAATTTCTACAGTATCTGGTGTACCATCACCATCGCAGTCGAAACCTAGGTCTATTTTTATTTCATTAAGTGCATCGAATAGAAGATCTCGCTCTTTCTTTGCAATTTCAGGCATTGGATGTAAGCCACTTCTTCTTGTTAGTTCTAGACTTAACAATCTTGAAACAGCTTCACCCAAGCCAATTTTTACAACTTTTTCTTTACTCATAAATTAGCTTCCTTTATCTTTTTATATAAATCTATGCTAATTATAAGTATTTTCTATCAATTATTAATTAAAATAATAGATAATAGATCAAAGTTCAGCAATAAATTGAGGCATCCAAGCAATTTCTACAGTATCATTTGTATCGTTAGAAGCTGCAACTGTATAACCAACTCTATAGATAGTTCCTGAAGTTGGTACAGATGAAGTAGCTTTCCCTGCTGTGTCTAAATACATTGCTTTTCCTATATTGATAGAGTCATCACCGTCAGGCTTATTAACTGTTACTTTAGTTCCCCATACAGTTGCAATTTTATAAGTTCCAGCACCATCAATTAATTCAAGTGCTACGCCAAAAACTTCTGAAGTTGATGATCCAGATCTAGAAGCTGGGTCTAAAAGTCTACCTGCAGAAGCTCCTTGAAAAGACACTATGTCACCAGAACTTAATGAAGCTGTTGAGCCCAAAGGTTCAGTAACTTTTGTACCTACACCTGTTGGAGAATCAATAATTATTGCACCAAAAGAAGTAGCAACATTAACTTCAGCATTGCCAGTTGTAATATCATCAGCAGCAACAGAACCTGCTGCAATAGTTCCAACATAAGTTTTAACATCAGACATTAAAGCTTTTTTAGTTTGATTACTAGAGCCAGAATCACCAATTATAATAGCGTCGCCATCTGCAAGTGTAACAGAAGAACCTGCACTTGCATTTAATAAGTTGATTTCTGCAGCGGTTGCATCTAATGCAGCTAGCTTAGTAAGATCAGCTGCAGTAAGATCGTCATCGTCTAAGTAATTAAGTTCTGCAGCAGTTGCTGTTACATTTGTTCCACCAATATCAAGTGTAGTCACTGAAATTTCGCCGGCAACTGTAACAAGACCATTTGTAAGTGTTAATAGATCAGTATCATTTGTATGACCAATTGTTGTACCATTAATTACAACATCATCTACAGCTAAAGATCCAAATGTACCAAGTCCAGTTGTTGTAATAGCACCTGCTCCTACATCAATAGATGTAAATCCAGAAGTAATAGATCCTGAATCTAACGCACCTACAGAAGTTAAACTAGAGCCAACAACAGAACTTCCTAGAGTAGTCGCACTAAGTACTGATACATTGTTTATTTTAAATTCTTTTCCAGCAATAGCATTTACATGTTCAGAAAAGTCCCAAGAGTCTGTTGAATTTGTCCAAAGAATCGTATGATCAGTCGCACCCTTAAGCGTAATACCACCACCGTCAGCAGTTGTATCTGTTGGTGTATCTACAGTTCCTAATTCTAAATTTTTATCGTCAACTTGTAGTGTTGTAGAATTAACTGTTGTTGTACTACCATTTACTGTTAAGTTTCCTGTTACAGTAAGATTATCTCCAATAGTAACTTCTGAAGTTGAATGTCCAATATTAACTGCAATACCAGATTCCAGAGTTGCAATATTAAGTGCACCTGTTTCGTTTGCTAAAAATGAGTTTGATCCATCATGGTATATTTCTAGATCTTCACCAGCACCAATTTTGATTCTTGAAGTATCACCTATTCTAAGATGATCACTAGAACTAGGCTTGTGTATTTTTCCGCTTCCATAACCAATTAAGTCGTAATTAGCCATTTTAAATTTCCTTTCAAATTTTATCTAATATATCTAAGGTTGTTCTTTATTAATTATTATTGACGTGTACAAATTAGTTATTCATTTTATAATATTGTTGAAAGTAGAGTAATTATAATGAATAATAATAAACTAATGAAAGAGCACATATCTTTTTCTGAGCTAAAACAGTGGAAAGATTGTTCTTGGCGACACAAACTTTTGTATATCGATCGGTTGCAAACGTTTGAAGAAAGCCCTCATTTACATTATGGAACGATAATTCATGATGCATGTGAACATTTTTTAAAGACAAAAGAGTTAAAATTAGATGAAGTAAAATCAAAAATCAAAGATGCATGGGAAGAACACGGATTTGATTCTGATGATTTTATTACACTTCAGTCAAATAGAGCGCAGTTGCAAGGATGGAAATATAAGCACAATAAAACAAAAGACTGGTTAGAATGGTCAGAAGCTAGTTTAAGGTCTATTCCAGATTTTTTAGACCAAACTTTTGAAAATTGGGAATTTGTTTCTGCAGAGGATGATTTATATGAAAGAATAAGTGACAACTTTGATACTAAATTCAAAGGTTTTATTGACTGTATCATTAAAGTACCACAAAAAAGCGGTAAATATAAGTACTGGATTCTAGACTGGAAAACTTCTTCTGGGAGAGGATGGTCTATGCAAAAACAAAGAGATTTTAACGTTCAAGCTCAAGTTATTTTATATAAATACTTTTGGGGTACAAAGAATGAAATACCATTAAAAGATATACAATGTGGGTTTGTTTTGCTTAAAAAAGTAAAAACTTTAGGTAAATCATGCCAATTAATTAAAGTATCTAGTGGTCCTGTGTCTATTGAGAAAACACAGAAAATGATAAGAAGTATGCTTAAAACAGTAGAAAAAGGAATGTTTCTTAAAAATAGAGACTCCTGTATGTTTTGTGAATTTAAAAATACAGAATTTTGTAACTAATTAGAGGTAAAAATTGAGAAAAAAGTTATTAATCATTTCAGATCATGCAATGACAACTAGCGGCGTTGCAACACAAAGTCGTCACCTTATTGAAGGCTTATTAGAAACACAAAAATATGACATTGTACAGTTAGGTGCAGCAATTCGTCATGAACAATATGCAACACAATCCATTACAGACCATTTTAAAATTATTCCATGTAACGGATTTGGTAACAAAGACATCGTTAGGTCTCTACTTGTAAAAGAAAAGCCTGATGTAATGATTATCTTTACTGACCCTAGATTTTTTAGTCATATTTTTGAAATGGAAGACGAAATTCATCAAGTATGTCCAATCATGTATTGGCATGTATGGGATAATCGACCTTCACCTTCATTTAATAAAAAATATTATGATGCAGTTGATAAAGTTGTTGCTATTTCAAAATTAACTGAGGCAGTTTGTAAAGATATTATACCACAAAAAACAGTATATATACCTCATACATTACCAGAAGACGTTTATTTCCAGATGGAAAATGAAAGAATTAAGACTTGCAAGTTAAATACCTTAGGTGAAGCAAGAAAAGACAACTTTGTTGCATTGTGGCTTAATAGAAACTCCAGGAGAAAGCGTGCTGCTGATGTTTTAAAAGCGTGGCAAATATTTTTGTTTAATCTAGAAGACAAGCATAAAAGAAGTGATGCAACACTTATTATGCATACAAATCCAGAAGATAGTCAAGGTACAAATTTGCTAGAAATAGCAAAACATTTAGACATCTTAGGAAATGTTTGTTTTTCTGATCAAACTGCATCTTATGAGCAAATTAACGTTCTACACAATATTTCAGATGTCTGTGTTAATATTTCGTACGCTGAAGGTTTTGGTTTGACAACTTTAGAGTCTATGAAAGTAGGTAACCCAATAATTGCAACTACAACAGGTGGATTAACATCTCAGGTAATTGACTATATAGATGGCTCACATAATGGAATACCTTTAACGCCTAAAATAAAAACACTATCTGGGAGTCAAGATGTTCATTATATCTATGAAGACTATGCATCAGTTGAAGATACTGCTTGTGCTTTATTAAAAATGTATGAAATGAAAGAAGAAGATCGCAAGAAACTAGGTCAAAAATGCAAAAATTATGTTGAAAAAGAGTTTAGTTACAAAAAAATGATTGAGTCTTGGGATAAAGAAATAGAACATACACATACACACTGGAAAGAAAATTACAGTAGAGTTACGTTGGAGGAAATTTAATGAATATTTTAATTAGAGGACCACTTTTAAGCATGTCAGGATACGGAAACCATTCCCGTCAAATTTTTGAACTAGTTAAGTCAGCAAAACCAAACGCAAAAATACACTGTGATGTATTACCTTGGGGAAGTACATCATGGATTTTGTCACAAGAATTTTGCTCAGACAATAATTTTGATGAAATTATTCAGAAAACAATGATTTCTTACAAATTAAAAGAAACACAGTTCGATGAAGTTTATCACATTGGTTTGCCTAATGAATGGAAGCCTTTTGTCAATTCAAAAAATATTGGAGTTACTGCAGGAATTGAGTCAGATATTTGCAAGGAATCTTGGATAGATGATTTAAATAAAATGGACCTCGTAATTACACCTTCAGAATTTGCAAAAGAATCTTTTATTAAGGCATCAAGTTTTTCTAAAAACAGTCTTCAAACAGATATCTGTGTAATCCCAGAATGGTTCTACGTTGAGTTTCAAGAATCACATGATAATAAATACGGACTTTTAAATAAAGTCAAAACAGATGAAAACGTGTTGATTATTGGGCAGATTACATCAACAAATTCAGAAAGTGATAGAAAAAATATTGCAAGATCTTTAAGAGAAACTGCATCATATCTTTCAGGTGTAGATAAAGAAACAGGCATTATCTTAAAAATCTTAACATCTGGTTCTAACGAATTAGCAAAAAAAATAGCAAAAGATATTATAAGAAACGAAGTAGAAGGTTTAAGCGTGCCTGTTTATCTTTTGTTTGGTAATATGACACCATATGAACTGAAAAGTTTATATTCTGATCCTAAAGTTACTTGTTTACTTACAGGTACTAGAGGTGAATGCTTTGGATTAACAATTTTAGAAGCTGCTGTAAATAAACTTCCGATCATAGCAACAGGTTGGTCTGCACATACTGAATTCATAAATTATATGTTTCAGTTAGAGTATGATTTAAAACAAGTACCACCTAGTAACAATACAGTATTTTTTAACAAATGTTCTAGATGGGCTGAGTATAAAACATCTTCTTTAGAGGAAAATCTTAAAAAAGTGTTTATTGAAAAAGCAGTAGACTGCGAAGAATTAGAAGCTCAATCATCATTTTTAATAAACAATTACTCTAAGAATGCAATAATATCAAAATATAGTAGCATTTTGATCGGATAAAATTATGATAATAGCAATTGTTTTGCTATCTATTGCACTTATAATATCTATGTTTTTTTGTATAAAGTTTGCATTAACTATTTTGCAAGTACAAGAAGCTGTAGAAGAGTCTTTAGATATTATTGATGTAAAATATAGTAGATTAAGCAAAATCTTAGAAATACCTATATTTTACAATAGTCCAGAAGTCAAGTCTGCTATTCAAGAAATTGAAGATACAAGAGACGCTTTGCTTTATATAGCAAACCAGCTAGTCAATAGCGAACAAGAAAACGATATAGAGGAAGACCTTGAGCAAGACGACACAACCATCTAAAAAGAGAAAACCTAGAAAAAAGAAAAAAGGTAAATCTTATTATTTTGATCTAAACGTTCAGAATAAAATCATAGAGTACCAGAATTCTTCGTGTAGAAGTGAAAGAAATATCCTTTATGAAAAGGACATTTTTCCTGCATTCGATGATTTAGTACAGAGTTTAGTTTCAGTATATGGTTTTAAATCAACAAATGAAGACATTAATCACTTAAAGTCAGACTGCGTTACATTTTTATTTGAAACTTTACACAAATGGAATCCTAACAAAGGCACAAAAGCTTTTTCTTACTTTAATGTAGTTGCTAAAAACTGGTTAACTATTCAAAGTAGACGTCTTCTTAAAAATCAAAGAAGAAGTGCATTTATTGATGATCCTGATGGTTTAAGTTCTAGCGAGAAGTCCGAGCTTTTTGATCGTGAATATATAGATTCAGATACAATAATTGCACAAAAAGAAGAAGCTTTCGGAAAAATCCTAGAAATGATTAATTACGTAGAAGACCAACTAAAAGATTCGCAAGACATTAAGTGTTGCGTTGCTATTAGACAAGTATTTAATAGTATTGACGAATTAGAGTTTTTTAATAAACGTGCAGTTTTTGTGTATTTAAGAGAAATATCAGGCCTAAACAGTTCAGAATTAAGTTCTTCTCTTTCTAATATTAGAAAAATATATAGAAAAGTTGTTGGCCCAGATAATATGTTTGACTTCTATGATAACTAAAGGAAACTTATGAGTAAAGATATAGAAAAAGTTTTAGAAAAAAACGAAAAAAACGAAGCAAAAGAGCAAAGAATCAAAAACTTTGCTGACATTCTTGATAACATCGATTCACTTGAAGACAAAAAAAAGATGTTATGGAAAGAAATATACGAGAATTCTGTAGAAGATCGTGAAAAAGCAAAAATGTTGTTTAATGATGCCTATATTTCTATGACAGGTGGCGTAAACGAGCATATGAATATAGGCGCGATTATGTCGAAGTATCTTGAAAGAATGACGAGGTCTAACGATCAAATTCTTAAATTAGTAGAATTAATTTCAAAAGAAGAAGAAAAATCTGAAGCTATTAGTGAAGATGATATTTTTGGAAAGATTAACGGTTAAAGATGTTTAAAACAGGTATTTCTTTACTCTACGTGAGTGAATATTCAAAATCACAATTTGAAAAAAGCTTTAATGTTTTAAAAAAATACAATGATTTAAAAATATTAAATTTAAGTCTAGTTAATGATATTGCTTTAAAAAATATTAGCGAAAACTTACCAATTGGAACTATTATTTGCAAAGTTTTAGACACTGTAGATATTATTGAGGTTTGCTTTCCTGTAATGTCGACACACATTTCAATGCCTGTTAAAACAAACGAATTAATCTGGTTTTTTCAAGATGAAACGCCCTTTTCAAGTACATCAGTAGAAGATGGGCATCCACTCTTAGCAATAAAAAGCTATTGGTTAAGTAGAAAAATTGGTGGAAAAATATCTGAAGATTTGAATTTCACACATTTTCAGCGAGATTCATTAATAACAGACTTACAATTAAAAGATTCAGAAAAGTACAATCAGGTAAGTAATGACTCATTAGAAATCAAAAAATCAAAAAATTATAAAAAAGAAATTGAAAAAATTGTTAAGATTCCTGGTTTTGAAAACGAACTTATTTATGTTAATCTATACAATTCAGGTATGCTAGAAAACGCTGAGTCTGTGCTTGAAAAAGAAAAAAATATTAATATTTTTCCTGATGCTGTCCCTAGATGGTTTTCTAAACCCTATGAATTAACATTTCAAGGATCAAACAATACACTCATTAATTTAACAACAACTAACAATACAGATGAAGAGTTTATAAATAAAGGTGCAATTGATATAGTTTCTGGCAGGTTTTTTCTTGATAAATACATAAGCGAAGAAGAAAATAATCTTCATGTTTTTGAAAACAAAACGATAAAAAACAAAGACAAAGATAGAGAAAAAACATTTATTTTTAAAAAAAATAGTTTTGCTGCAATTGAAAACACACTAGGCAACTTAGAGATATTAAAGTCTCAAAAGCATTATTTAAATACAGATATTATTAATGAGTCAAGTGAAGGTAAAATAAACCTTTTTAAAGATGCATCAAGAATATACATTTCAGAGGCAGACAATATTGATAATTCTTTGTATTATGATACAACATGGCTTTCAGATCAAGACTTAATACTAACTGATATTGACAAAATATTACTTTCTAATGAAAGCTTAGAGTTTCAAAAAGAATATTTACCTAACAACAATATAACACTAAATAATTTAACATCAGTGCCACTTGATGAAAATAACTTTATTGTTCCTAGTGTTTTCATCAAGTCTAACAATATACGTTTAGTAAGCAGAAAACAAATAGAAAACGAAGAAAGTGAATTGTTTTTGAATGAAGGTTCAATTAGATTCATAAAAGAAAGTGAAGACTTTTTAAACTATTCTCATATTTGTTTAGAAGATGACGGACAAATATTAGTAGATGGAAACACAATACTACTAGGAAACTTCAAGAAAGAAGTTGTTAGACAAAATATTGACAGCATTGAGAACATACAAGATTTATCAAGTGTTAACGAAGATTATGCGTTAATGCATGGTAATGGTAACGGGCTGTTAATTGGATACGATGAAAATTTAGCAGAATCTCTCGTTCTAGGTAACACTTTAGAGGCAATGCTAAAAGAGTTGATACAGATCAATTTAGATCTAGTAGAAGAAATAAATAAAATATCAAATAATCTATTAAATCATACACATAGTGGTGTAACACCTGGAGGAGCTATTTCACAACCTCCTAATCTTGCACTTACTAAGCCTTTAATATTAGATACAGAAAACTTTGTAACGTCAGAAAAGTCTGATATTGATTCTAGATACAAAAACTTACGTGATAATTTAAGACATATGCTTTCTAGGTTTGCAAAAACAACTTGAGACATAATTATTCATAACAGTTAAGGAATATAAAAATGTCAGAACTAGGTTTAACTCTAAAACAGCTAAGAAAAATAAATTCTCATAATGACAGGACTGTAGAAACACCTGTAAACCCTATTGGTATTAAAACTCCTTTAGAAAGAGGAACAAGAGAAAAAGAAACTCTTTTTAAAATGCATTTTGACATTGCTACACAGATTAAAGACAATCTAAAAAACCTAATTATGACGCAAAAAGGTGAAAGATTAGGTTTTCCAGACTTTGGTACAAGTTTAAGGCAGATTTATTCAAATAATACTTTATCTAAAGATGAGATTGTTGATATTGCTTCTGAAGAAATCAAAGAAGTTGTTTTAAAATATATGCCTTCTATAAGGCTAGAAGAGTTTTATTCTTCAAAGGTAGACAATCAAGATCAAAAAAGCAATTACTCAAATAAAGCGGGTAGAGACTTTTCGTCTTCTTCAAATAGTAATTTAAACTTTGAAGAAACAACTTTTAGAGAAATAAATATAAATAACATAGAAATTGACAGTATTTATGAAATTAAAATAAAGTATAGCATACCAATATTAAACAAAAAACAGGAATTAATTTTAAGAATTAACAGTTCTTTATAGTTCAGGAGAATAAAATGGCGTTAAGCAAGCTAGAAAATTACTTGACAAATCAAAATAATAAACAATTTTCAAATGAAAATTTTACAGACTTTAGGAACGAGCTATTACAATATGCAAATCTTTATTATAAAGATAACATTGTAGACTTTTCAGAGGTTTCGTTAGGAGGTATGCTTCTAGACTTTGCAGCAATTGTTGGAGATTCTTTGGTTTACTATGCAGAACAACAATTTAACGAATTAGACTACACAACAGCAACAGATCCTGGAAACATTGTAAAACATTTACAAAGAGCAAATATAAAAAACTCTAAAGCATCACCATCATCAGTTGACGTTGTATTTACAATTGAAACTGAGAGAGATCCTAGTAGTCCAGATTATGATTTAAAACCTTATCTACAGGAACTCCCTGTAATTAAATCTGGGACAATTCTAGTATCAGATTCAGGTATATTTTTTACATTACAAGAAGACATAGATTTTACGTCTGGAGGGTACAAAATAGAAACAAGTGAAGAAGACGGAGATGGGACAGTTTTAAGTTTATTACTTAAAAAAGAAGGATTATGTGTTTCAGGTATTGTGACAGAAGAAATCATTTCAATCCCAACTGACAATCAAGACTTTTTTACTAAAATATTACTTGATAAAGATAACATTACAAATATAATAAGCGTTTTAGATGAAGACAATAACGAGTTTTTTGAAGTTGACTATTTAACACAGACAACTTTGTTTAAAAAAGTTGAATTTAGTAACGATAACTATATGACAATAATGCCTGTGCCTAGAAGATTCATAAGAGAAGAAGACTACATTACAGGCAAGACTAGCCTTCGATTTGGCAACGGCAATGGCAAGTCAGTTAGAGGTAATGCATTTGCGAATATTGAAGATTTGATTCTACCAATTAAAAATAAAGACACAGTTTCTAATAGATTAAGCTTGGATCCTGGTACTCTATTAGAATCAAATACGTTAGGTATCTCACCGTCAGGTAGCACATTAACAATTACATACAAGTATGGCGGAGGAACTAATCATAACGTTCCTGCTTTTGCTATTAATAAAATTGTTGGCCAACCTATTGTAGTTTTTCCTGACTTAAATATAGACAGTCAAGATTATGAGTTAGATACAGTTAGAATAATTGATTCAATAGCAGTTGAAAATGAAAACAGCTCAGTTGGAGGAATGCAAGCATTATCATTAAATGAATTAAAGCAGCAAATCCCTAACACTATAAAAGCACAGTCAAGAATAATAACACAAGAAGATTTATTGTCAAGAATTCTTACAATGCCTAGTGATTTTGGAAGAATAAATAAAGCTGTAGCATTAGATAATCTATACACGAATACATCTAAAGATCTTTTTATAGTTTGCAAAGATTCAGAAGGTTTTTACACCGAAGCTTCAGATGCTATTAAGTCAAATTTATCGACTTATTTAAATGAATATAGGTTAATAGGTGATAATTTTAACTTATTAGATGTACCTGTTTATAATTTTGGTATTAGAGCAAAAATTAAAGTTAAATCCGGATTCGACATAGAAAGTGTAATATTAGAAATAAATAGCAGAATAATTAATAATATGAGATTTGATTTACTTCAAATAGGCAGTCCTATAAATGTAAGCCAAATTTCGCTAATTATTGAAACAACAGACGGCGTTGACTCAATTGTGACACCTAAAAAATCGATAATTGTATCGAAAAACAAAGAAGACGAATTTTTTGACATAGAAGAATCAAAAACGCTTACATATCAAGACAGTGTATTTAATTCTCAAACACTTTATAGAGACGGTTTAATTCAACCTCCACGAGGAGGTATATTTGAAATGAGATATACTTTTAATGACATATTTATTGCTGCTAACTAAGGAAAACAAATAAATGATTATAATATTGGAACCGCAAAAAGATACATATGTTACGAACTTAAAGACAGTCAAGAACGATGGTGCAAAAGCAAATGTTGGTCAAGCTGCAACTTTAGATTTATTTAAACTCTATAACGAAAATAAAAATTCACACTCTTGGGCAGCATTTAAATTTACAGGTTCTATTGCTGATGAAGCACAATTAAGATTGATTGACGCAGATAATAAAACTGTTGATTTTATTTTTAAAACAGATGAAGATACAGTCGATGGTAGCTTAAATAACAGCAAAGTAATTATTGGTATATCTGAAATTGATGATGAAGGTGATTCTAATCCAAGTACTTACGCTGCTCAAATAGCAGCTGCAATTAATAATGTTTCTACGTTTAATAACGATTTAACATTAGGAATAACTGCTTTTAGTAATTCAAACAATGAACTTGTATTAAAACAGAACAAAGCAGGATTGTCTGGTGATACTACATTTACAGTTCCTGCTAATATGGTTCATGTTGGTACAACAAATACAGATACAGTAACAAAGTTTACAAGAATAGATTACAGTGCTGTACTAATTAAGTTTGACTTAGATGACTTTAAAAGTAACTGGATAGAACTAATAGATGATGATGATGGCGATGGTATTGACGATGGCGGCGCGCCAAAAGACGATTTGCCAGGTGCTTTTAGAAACTTAAAAGCAGAATTGATCTTAAAAGATGTAACTACTGGAACTACTAAGCCAAAAGATTTTAATCTTGAAGTTTGTGAGCTCAAAAAAGATTTTTTAGAAGGACTAGGCAAAGATACAGTTCACTTTTCTGATAAATCAAACACAAATTTCCAGTCTTTTGATGATACAACTAATTGGGAAATTGAAAGTTATATAACTTTAGGTACAGCTGTAGATGCTGAATTATTTTCACCTACTTCTAGCTTTACAGTTTCTAAAGGAAATGAAGATGTTGTTTTTGACATTTCAAACTATATAAAAGAAAAGTTAAAGCAAACAAGTAGTACTATTAATGATAAAGGTTTGTTAATTAAATTTACAAACAGCTTTTTATATAATATTAAATCTTACTTTGCTAAAAGATTAGGAAGCAGGCATTTAATTAACAAAGCACTTAGACCTGAATTGCGAATTAAAATAGACGATTCTTCATACAACATTCCGATTGATTCTTTTAACAAGAAAAGATACTTAAACAATTTAGAAGAATTTTATCTTTTTAATATTTTAGATGGAGAACTTTCAGACTTTATAGATCCTGATGATGGTGTTTCTTTTACTTTAAAATTAAAAATTAAAAGTAAAGATAATAAAAAGGTTTTTGCTAATGTTACAGCAAACAGTACAAGTGGGGCACCTGTTGTTAATTTCAAAGGCAAGAAACTATCAGGTATTAGAAAAGCTCAACTAACAAATACCGATTTGAGTAAATTTAACAATGAAATATCTAGTTACATAAAAAATGACAAACTTGAAGCAAACTACGAGTGGTGTTGGTATAAAGAAACTGATCAAACTACAACAATAAATGCTGGAGATTTTATTGAAGGCAGAACATATAAAATAAAAACTAAAGGAACGACAGACTTTACACTGATAGGTGCATCTGATAATGTTGTTGGTATAGTTTTTACTGCTACAGGAGCAGGTACTGGTAATGGTACTGCATACCAAATTGAAAAAGTTATAAAAAACGAAAGAGTAGATTTTTATATTAGCGAAAATGCTAACGAAGAAAGATACGAAAACTTAATATCTTCCATCAAAATAAATGAAAATAAATTAATATCAGATAATTCATCATGTTCAGTCGAAGTCTATTTTGTAGATACTAAGAAAGAATTTAACGCAGTAAAAGTTCCGTTTGAGCTGCCTAGCGAAAACATAGGAAACGTTTTTTATCAATTAATAGACGTTGAAAGCGGAAAAACTTTAATTGATTATGACAAAGGAACGTCAAATACGAGTCAAAATGCAACAAAAATGTTTTTTGATGGAGAAAAGTATAGATTTAATTTTTATGTTCCTAAAAAATACAAAGACGCTAGGGTTAACTTTAAATTTATGTACGAAGATCCTATAACAAAAACGAAAAAATACATTTTTAATGAAAAATACTCAGTTAGGATTCTATAATGGCTTTTGTAAATTCACCTGAAAATTTGAACGGGTTGTTTTCTTCTACACAAAATAATTTAAATTTTGATGCAAAAAGTTCTAATGATTTAAACACATTAATCAAATCTTTAAATATTGTCAATCCAGATGATCTTTCAAAAGAAGATATTTCTTTAATATTAAAAAGAATAGATGACTACGAAGGTCTTTTTTCTACACAACAATTAGAAAACATTGATTATAAGAATTTCAAAAACCACGTTTTTTTTGACTCTGCAGTTAATAAACTAACTTCTTCTTTTGAAAGGATTCAGCAGATACCTTATGATAAAGATGAGCTAGAAAATATAAAGTTTTTTAATAAAAGTGACGGTTATACTAAATACATCTTGAATAGTTTATATCCTAAGAGTAAAGGATACGTTAAGTTTAACGGTAATACAGCATTAGCTGTTTTCGATGAACAAGGAAAAATTCTAAATGATACAAAAAATAAAGAAATAGGTTTATTAAATCCAACAAGATTTAGATTTTCTTTTGACTTCTGGTTAAAACCTGAAAGTGTTGGATTTGCACAAAATCAAGTTGTTTTTAAAAAAATACAGATTGCGAACAATTCTATTAAAAACGGATATATCTGCTATTTAAATGAAAGTGGAGGAAATTATTATTTAAATTTCAAATCTATAGTAGATAATGTTGCTTATAACTCAAAAACAAAAATAACTTTAGATGCTTGGCATAATATTGTTATAAATGTAAATATAGACAAAAAAGTTTCATTTATAATTGGTGGTGAAAATGTCTTGGAAAGTGACATTGTTAAAGACACAATAAACAGTATAAAAAAGAAGGCTTTTCCTTTAGAATTTAAATCAAAAAATATCCCTTTTTCTCTAGGCGGGATGTTTTATATAAATAGCGGAAACATTCAGAATACTTTAACAGATAATGAAAATATTGTTTATACAAACTTAACAGGAAGTATAGACGAATTTAGAATGTTTTTCAAGTTTAGAAGCAGAAATACAATCAAAAAAGAAATGCATAAAAATATTTATGCACAAAAAGGATTGATGTTGTATTTAAGATTAAACGAACCTGCAGGTAATTATACGAACAGTTGTTTAACAATAGATTATTCAGGAAACAAACTGCATGGATTAATTTATGATATAAGTCTTCCTAACATTGCTTTATTGACAAATACAAGTAATATCAAAATTAATCAAGAACAAGATACATCATGGCACTTAAATCTAGAAAAAAAAGAAGACTCGCCTGTTTTAAATTCAGCGTATATTAATATTACAACATTAAGAGAAAATTTAATAAATCTAGCAAAAGATTATGATAATAATAACCCAAATTTAATTTTTAATATGTTACCTAAACATTATTTCTTAAACAGCTCTGACTTTCAAAATCTTCCTGTGTATAGCAGTGACGATGCGTACACCTCTGGTTTGCAGATAACAGCTAATGATTTACAGATTACAGCAAGTCAATTAAATGCTTCACTTCCAGCTAATAGTGAGCTAGTAAATATTGTTTTAATATGGGCAAAATTCTTTGATAAGTTAAAAATGTATATTGGTTCAATAACTAATTTGCTAAACGTTGATTATGACTCTTTTAATAATAAAAATGTAATTGCAATGCAAATTCCTATACTTTGTAAAATGTATGGTTTTGATTTTAAAGAAATATTTCCAACAATATCAAAGAGTAAACTAGATAATTTGAATCTTAATTACGATGATATTGTTTCTGAATATAGTATTCGTAAAATTCAAAACTTGTTATGGCAAAGATTTTTAATTAACACACAAGACTTTTTAAAATCAAAAGGAACTATAAGAAGTATTGAATCTACATTTAATTCTTTTGGGATAGACTATAAAAAACTAATTGATATTAAAGAATATTCTTACAGTAATACAATAACACAAGAAAAGAACTTTTATTTAGAAACAATAGATACTTTTTCGATAAACTTTGGAAACATAACCAGCTTGACGTCAAGCGGAAATTTCAGTAATGTAGTTGAAGGTCCTTCTAATAATAAATTACTACTAGAGGTACCAAACATAAGATCAAAGCAGACAGATCAGAGACTTGTAGCTGATACTATAGAAAAAGGTCTAGGTAAGAATGATTGGAGTATTGAATTGTTTTTTAATTTTAATGATTCTGTTAACAAAAAAAGATTTATAAATCAATCAAAACTTAATCAAATAAACAGCCCAGACTTCTATTACGATAATGTCCAGTATCTTTTTTATTTAGATAGCGGTGTAGAAGATGTTAATGACGATGGTGTTGTTATATTTGCAAAATATGAAAGAATTAATAGCTTTAATAGTAAACTAGGCACAATCACAATAGAGATACAACCAATTGCAGGTGGTAATTTTAATAGAACAATATCATTAGAAAATGTTAATATTTTTGACGTTACAAAACACTTAGTTTTGACTCAAAAAAGAGAGGATAATAAACTTACATATAAAGCAACACTTAATGACGTAGGTCAGCAAGTCTTACTAAAAAGTGCAATATCAAAAGAGTCATCTATAACAATAACAGGCGACGACTTAGATACAAGAATCAGTAACAACGAATATCTTTTCTCTAACGTAAATAATAACTTAAACTTAAAAGTAGGTGACTATAAATACTCTACGCTTAACAACTTAAACTCAACAGCTTCAAACAATTTAATCTTCGAAGGTGAAGTTTTAAAGATCAGACTCTGGAAACACTGTCTAGTAGAAGAAGAAATTAAATCGCATGCAAGAAACATAAAGAACTTTAGCAAAAAAAATAATGTGCCACTTAAAACTTTAATTCTAGATACTGAAGTTAAAAATATTGAACGCTCTTTAGATGCTAATGATAACTTCTATAAATGGAACGTAGAAGACATATCAGTAAATTCAGTTTTGAACTCTCTGGAAATTGAATCATTAAATACATGTATAGTTAAAACTAAAAACGTAGTTCAAACAGATAAACTTGTGATTAAAAATAATAGTTTAATATGCAAAGTTTTTAATCCAAAGCTTGACGAGATTACTTCTAGTAATAAAGTAAATATTTTAAGTTATAAAGAAGAAGATAATAAGAAGAATTTAAATAATTTTACTTCTTTCCCGTCAAACGAAATTCATTCTCATTACGAATATGACTCAGTAAATCGAGTAAGTATTGACATGTCTATTGTTAAATCAATTAATGAAGACATATCAAAGATAATAACAGACATGAATGATTTTTCATCTAAAATGTCAAATTGTATGTCAAAATATGAGTATCAATATAAAGATATAAATGATTTAAGAGAAGATTATTTTAGTAAATACAGCGATTCAGACTACATAAATTATGCCTCAGTAGGAAATATATTTAAGTATTTTGACAATATTATGTCTTCTATTCTATATGATATAGTGCCTAGTAGAGTTAGGTTTGAAGGTTTTAATTTTGTTTATGAATCACATGCTTTGGAAAGACATAAGTATCAGCATAAAAACAAAGACAGTATAAATACAATTATAAGTCACGAACAACGATTTGATTTTTCAAGAAATAGTATTTTATCTAGAAGAAGCAATCAGTATAATGTTAATAGAACAAGAGAATAATAAACGAAAGCTTAATAAATGACACTACCTAGACTCGACAGAAACAGTGTGTTCATAGAAAACAGAGAACATTCTATTGAAAACATTACAAGTGATTTACTAGATGCGACCGAAAAAGAAAAAGTTTTTTATTCTTATAATTTTTTTGACAAATCTATAAACACTCTTGAGATATCTTTGTTTGTAGGACTAGATTCAAGTTTTACTCAAAATCAAATATTAAATTCAAAATACTATTTAAATGACACAGCAACAAAAAGCCACTTCAATAATCTAATTAAAGACTATCAGCCTTTTAACGAAGAAAAAAGCAACTTGTTTAAAAACACACAAATTAACGATGCTTCATCTGACAAGGGTGAGATCGAAGTATTAATGAATCCTGCTATAGTACCAAAGACTTACGGCTTGTTAACAGATGAAGTTGTTGTTTTAGGTGACTTATTTGAAACTTCTAATGATCCTTTCGAAGAAATGATAAACCTTGAAGATATTAACGAATATTTCATGAGCCCAAGAGATCTAGTGTATCCTAGATACTATAATATTCACTCTTTGTCTAGACTTAACTCTAACATAAGTGTTTTTGGTACATTAGAGTCTATAGATGGAAATTTAACGACTGAAGTTCCTTTGAAAGGTATGAATGTTGAGATTATAAACAATGGTATAGACTCAAGAAATAGAGAAATTTTTATATCAAACAAAATAACAATTCGTGAAATGGAAGGCAATGCATCACAGGCAAAAATAGAAGGATTTTCTGATCAGATTGTTGAAGATTTAGTAACAAACGACTCTTCTATGATTACAGTAAACTATGATTATGAAAATATTATTTTTAATGGTCAAAATATTGTGTCTTTCAATACAGGCGAAAATGTTTCTAGTACATCTGCTAGATTAACAAATAATGCATATTATTATAATGATGATGAATTAATAATAATACCTTTTGATGATTCTAGAGAAGCAGAAGTTTCTGATGCTGATTTTGATAATGAAGACGTATTTAGCCCGACAGGACAAACTACAAATAATATAAATGGTGGATCACCTGATTCTTTAGCATTCTTAGGAGAAAATGATTAAATGAGTAGAGTCAATAATAGAAAAAATGTTTTTATTGAATCTGTAATCACAAATGCTGTGCCTACTAGAGACGTATCAAATAATATTTATAAGTACAGCTTGACTTTTAATGTTATAGCAACTGAAACATGGTATGTAATTTACAAGAATAGTGCAAGAATACTAAGTGCATTTAAAGAAAATCAAATTATTTTTTCAAATAGTATTGCTTTTTATGACACTGGAAACTCTAATACCAAAACATTACAAAGTGCACAGTTGAAAATTACAAGTGCTGACTATTCTAGTTATAATCCAAGCAAAGTAATTACAATAACTGCAGATGTTATTGTTTCACCTGCGTTTATACCTGTTGACGGTTCAAACAATATTACTTTTGTTTTTGGTGATCCTCCGATAGGTACAAATAGTAATACTATAATTTTTCCAAAAATCGGGGCAAACTCTTTAAAAAGTAATAATAATTCCGGAAGTTTAACAAAGTCTTTAAAAAAGACAGTAAGAGATGATAATTCTCTTATGGGGACTTTACCTTCTACAAAAATAACAACAGGTAAAATTCTACAAGATTTAAATGATCCTTTTGACGAAACTAATATCATAGAATTTTCAAGTAGAGATAATGTTTATGCTTCAATTGGGTTACCTTTAAAACAAACTAATATTGATAATAAATTCTATATTAGCTCTGTTTTGACAGATGATGTCCCACCTAATTTAGTAACAGATCAAGCTACAATAAGTGTTTCTAATAAATCTTTCAGGAGTGCGTTTGATTTAGATAATTCAAAAGTTTTTTCTCAACCCAATAAAATAGATAACTTAATCAAATACACAAGAAAAATAGATCCTGACAATTTGCCTCACATCGTTAAACAAGAATATTTCCAAGAAGAATATACACCTTTTAAAGAAGAAAGCTTTCATTTTGAATCAGACTTGACAACTGATTTCTATACTGATAGTGTTGACTCAGAAAATGGTTATACATTAAGCGATCAAAAACAAATTAAAATTACTCTTGACTTTACAGATTCATTTGATTTACACTTAATGAACACACAACTTTCTTTTGTTTTGCCTAATGCATCAAATAATAAAAATAGCTTTCTAGATGATGCAAATAATCTAAATAAGATAATTGATTTAAAATATTTTAATTTTCTTGATGTCAATCATGAAGATTCAAATTCTGATAATCATTATAGTACTGCATATAGCTGTCATAGCATGCCAACTGCATATTGGAATAATAGTAATAATAGATGGAGTTATTTAGACGCTGCAGACGAAAATTACTTAGGTTCAAAAATACCTGACACAATGACGTCAGTTCTTCCAAACAATTTTATTTTTGAAAGTGTTAATAATGAGCTAAAGTTAAAAACTTCTGACGTTAATCTAAAAAATTATAGAGAATTTAAAAACTATTTTTATAATCGACCTATCCTTACAACACCTTCTTACAGAAGAGAAGGTCTATTTAAAGAAAAATTTTATAAGTCTGATTATTCTTTTTTTAATAGCGAAGATATTCTGGAAGAAAGAGCATGGAAAGATATTGAAAGTGTTAACAAATCTGCTATTTCACAAATATCAGACACTTATGGTTTTCCATATCAAGCAAAGTGGCAGCCAAATGACAGTCATTTAATTGATATGTCAAAGTATATATCAAAAGACTTTTTGCTTGAAAAAGTTGTTTTTAAAGGTAAGTTTACACATAAAGGAGAATTTCCGACGCGAGAAAGACAAGTCCATAGTGGCTTTAATTCTTATAATGCATTATCATTTCCGCAAGGAAGTGTCTTGGACTACAAAATTTCTTTCAATGGAACAAGATATACAGGCCCTTGGGATGAAGACGGTACTAATATTGTTAATATTCCACCTTTAAATTACTATGATCCACATGCATATGATAATCCTAGTATAAACTATAAAGAAGATGGGGAAAACTATGCATCGAACTCAATAACTTTTTTCATATTAAACGAGAAGAAAGAAAAAAGTTATTTAAAAAGCAAGTCTGAAACTGAAGAGATGCAACATTTTTCTTTTATCTTTACTGATGATTTGAATGTAGGTATAGAAAACATTTCTTATTTAGTAAAAAGTAGACATGATTTAGACAGGCTTTCAGGAGATTATCACGAGTATATCGATTTCCCGAGTTATTCTTTTAAACAAAGTTTTATTTTAAATATTGACAACAGTGACGATAAGATTAGAGTTAAAAATTATTCTTTTGAAAACAACAGACTTAATTCACTTGATAGTTTTAATGAAATAAATAAAAATGTTTTAGCAGCAGGATTGGCTAGTTTTAATAAAAGCAGATTTCACTTTATAGATCAACATGATAGTGCTGATGGTGTGAACTTTATTGACAATCTATATTACAAAAAACTAGAAAGAGAACCAGTCTACGTCAATGGAAATATCGCATATTATAGAATCAATTATACAGACATTAATGTACCTGAAAATATTTTTGGAAAAATAAAATCTGAATCTGTGAATGAATTTGATGAAAACAGATCTAGAGAATTAGTTTCTTTTTCAAATCTTTTAATCACAAGAACGAAAAACAGAAATTATCTTGTTTATGACAACAAAACCAACTCAAATTACCAGAGTGATAATTCTGGAATTATGTTTGATCAAAACGTTCTAAAGACTATTGACGAGCATAAAATATTACCACTTTTGAGCAATAATGCTGATGTCAATTTAAATGTAGAAACACCTCAAGAATTTGTTTTAAAAAGCTTGTGTAAAAATGTTGACAATTCAAATATTGCTTATCTTGATGAGTCAGAATATTCTCTATCATCTAATTTTTTTAACACAGGTGTTGAAAGTATTTTAGACACTGACTATAATGCTAAAGTAAAAGACACAATAGTTAGTATACAATACTCAATTATACCTGATGGACTTGTTGATGCAACTTATAGTGTAAGCAACGCTAATAACAAGCTTTTAACATTTACAAGCGTGAATCATGGCTTTAACACAGGTGATTATGTATATTTCACAAATGATCAAATAGGTTATTACGGGGAAAGGATCGGGATTCATGAAAAAGCATATCAAATTACAAGAATTTCTTCAAGTGCATTTACAGTAGACTTGGCAAATGATCCTGATTATAATGCAGGTATAGATTCTGGAATCAATAGAAGTATTAAACATTCTATTAGTGCTATAGATACAAGTTCAGCTAGTTCTGAACTTGACAATATATTTGCAATAGATCAGGGGACTAACAATGTAGCTTCGATACTTGGATATACACTTCCAGGAGGACCACTAGTATCACCTCAAAGTATTACTAAGATTTATATAAATTCAAAAGAAAACAAAGAAGACGTAAAAAGAATCATACCTTTTATACAAATAAGTTTTTCTTATAAAAACAATACATCGTTATATGAAGATGATTATTACACAAATACTGTACCAACTAACAACTTAAATATTTCAGACTTTATAACGTATACAGATACCACTTCTGATTACAATTCAAACTATAATATTACTAACATAGATATTAATCTAAGATTTTTAAATACACACAAAGACTTTTCTATTATTCAAAGCTTTCTAGCATTTGGAAAACAAACAGAGTCTGATACATCAGTTGTTTATCGTGCACCTAATGCGTTAAATGAGCTTCCTAATTCTTTGACATGGTCACAAAACGCAGATTCTTGGGAAAATCTTACTTTAGAACAAAAAAGTTCAGCATTTTCTTTGCTTCTGTACTATGCTTTAACTTCTTGTAATTTAATAAGCAACGGTTATAAAAATCCATATTACGCAAATCTAGCAGATCATCCTTTATATGGATTTTTACCAGATTTTATGCTCCAAGAGAGACTCGATACAGAAAAGTTTTTTCAGCCTAACATTGTAATATCAGAAAACAATAAAACTTTTAACCTCGTAAAAACAAATCACTGGTTTGATAATACAGAAAAAGTAGTTCAAATGCAGCTCAAAGTAATATCATATAAGCATTACTTTGAGCTTTTTAATCTAGGTGGGAGTAATGAAACAGGATCAGGATTTGAACATATTAGTAATACAAATCATGATTTGAGTGGAGTAGGCTTCTTATTTGGCGAGTTGAATAGTAGTATAACATCTAGTTCTTTTATATCTTTTAGAAATTTTACTCCTATAGAAGACTATGGAAGTTTTTACAAAAAGTCTTTATTAAAATATGAAAACAAATTTGTAATCCCTGAAGGTAAAACAAATGGTGAGAATAGTTTGAATTTAGATTCTAATAGAGTGATAAACAAAAGAAGAATATTAGATAAACCGATTAATAAGTTTAAATCTCAGAGTGGAAAATATTTTCATAAAGGAAATGTATATAACTCTACTGTATATTCAAATTATCTCTTGAAACCTGAAGATAATTTGGTTTTTGGAGTTACATCAAATTGCAACGGGCAAACAATGCCTACTGTCTTTTCACTTCATGATAAACTAGAAATAACTTTAATAGGTAGAGATTATGTTGACAATAACAACGAGTATAAAAATAATGAGTCTAAATCTATAAGGAAAGTTATTTTAGGCGACAATTATTCTGAAAAGCATAGAGCTATTTTAAATGAAACAAACAACTCTTATTTTGATAACATATGGAACAAAAAAAGTGTTGTTAATTCCTTGAAAGAATTCAAAGAAGGAAAATTTGTAATTGACAAAAAATCTTCTAGGAAATACGGTTCATATACAGGGACAATCTCTCTTTTTGACGAAAAAATCATTAAAAACAATAAAGCTTTATCTGTGTATAGAAAAGATACAGTGCACCCAAGTTTAGGCAAAGTTTATCAAAGCTGTTTAAATCTAAAAGCAGTTAAGAGCAGAGATATTAATTTTAATAAATCGTTAAAAGTGATAATTAGTGAAAACTTCAGTGATATACAAGGTTCTGTTAACGTAATTAACAAATGGCATAAAACATTTCATTTGAATCAGTTTAGTACTTTCTTCAATCAAACTGAAAATATTTCTTTTGATGATACAACTTTTTCTAACATAGAGAATGATGATAATTTAAAAATAGAAATATGTTATGATACTAATTCATATATTGTTGCGCCTAAAGAAGATGCAATCAAAAATATAATTAAAAACAATGAAGGAAAAAGTTATGTTTCAAGTATTACAAATGCTGTTGACTCTTTCGATAGATTTACTAAGTCTTTTAAGACTTTCTGTTTGCCTTCTTCGAGCTTGAACAACTATCAAAATGGTATTCAAATACAAAACGAAGAGAATATTTTTGTATTTAGAGACAATACCAAATCATTCATTAAACATGTTTTAAGTAATAAAAATATTGTACAAAAAATTGACAAAAATGAAAAAGTCAAAATAGACAATCTTACAAGCTCTTTGCAGTATTTTGATTTAAACAACGTAAATAACGAGTCGCCTAGAAACTATGCAACACCAGGTGAAACGCAAGCTGTGATTGATGAATACTACAGACTTATTGTGTCTAATAATAAAAATTCAGATAGTATAATAGAATATACAAACAATATAAAACAAGAAATATTAAGTAATGCATCAAGTGAGTATTCTTTTTCTCCTCAATGGCATCTAGTTTTAGAAATAAATACAACATCTTTTAAAAGCTTATTAAACGTATCAACTCTTAATGATGATATAAGCACATATATTGGTAATACATACCATATATTTATGTTTGAAAACTTAAATGATGCAAATCCAGTAGAAAAATATACAAAAGTAATAAAAGCAAGTTCAGGTAAAATTACACTTGCAATTCCACTTTACTTCTGGGAGACAGGAGAAATAGATTTAGACTACTTAAATGTGCAAAATAATACAAAATTTGCCAGACAAGTACAAAAAAACCACTTGTTTGATTCATCCGGGAACGGATATGAAAATCACTGGTATGCAAAACTTTCTGATGGTACTGCCATAATAGATACAAAACATGTATATCATCCTTTTGTAAACCCAGCAGAAAGATCAAATCTAGATTCAGATTATGCAAGCAATAGTAATAAAGCATATCCTGTAACTGCTTCTTTAGTTAGTTCTAGTGGGCCAGGGACAGAAAATTTACATGATTATAATTTCGGATATTTACCTTATTCAGTAAGCTTTTTAAGGAATATGGACAGCAATTCAAATACATTACCTACCTATCTAGATGTTGTTAATAATGCAAATACATTGTTAACAGATTCTGCTGATGAGCTTACAAATAAATTAGTTTTAGATCGAAGTTATTACATTTCTCTATCCTCTTTTAAAACATCTAGCGAAAGCAAAACACCTGTTTATTTAAATAAAGATAGCAGTCTTTCTAATTTAAATAATTCTTACAAACTTTTAAATCATAATAGATTTTTAACTCATGAAAAATATTTTGAAAATAATATCGATGAAGTTTTACTTAGACGACAAAATGGTTTAGAAGTATTAGATAATAATGAAAATTTATGCTTGAATGAAAAAATTTATAGATCTAAAATTTATAAAAAGTCTGGAAATAGTTTTAAAGAAACATCTTACTACTTGATTTATAAAATTCACCAAATGAACATTAATAGTAATGAATCTGTGGGTACTGTAGACAATCCTATTAACAGGTATAATATTGTAGAGATACTTTCAACAGACTCTAATTATTCTTTGTTTGAATTAGATAGACTTTCAAGTAATCAAACAATGTTAGGTTTTAAAAATACTGATATAATAAGAATATATGAAGATAGCTTACTTGAAAACAAAAGATATCTAGGCGAAAAAGATGATATACCTTACTTTGAAATAGATCTTTCATCGAAAACTGCTTCTTTTACTAATGCACCAAATGGTATTGTACAAATATTATATTCACATACATCAATAGATAGTAATACTATTGATATCACTAATGATATTAACAGTCTAAGCAACGTTTTTAACATTGAAAACAAGCATGATGCTTATTTGGATAATACAAAAATTGTTAAAACAGGAAACTTAGGGGCAGCTATTTTTAATATAGATAGTGGCACAGAAGATACACTTTACAGAAAATATGAAAGACAAGAAGATGCAGTTCTTAATTTCTTTTATGGCTTTAGTAGATCAAAAGACAATAGATATCCAATAGACAAACTTGACGGGTTTAAATACGGTGTTGAAAATGGAAACAAGCAAGCATTACAGTATCATTACAGTAATAAAAGCTATGGCCAATTTTCTGATAAGATTTTAGGTTCTACTAATTGTGCCCTAATAACACAAGAGACTTCTGGCGCACTTAGTACAACATATACAATTAATAAAACTTTTGTTGATGAAAACTTTATAAAAATTGAGTCAAGTGAGACACAACATACTTATAATACAGATACACATGAAAGGAGCACGTATCCTTTTATTGAAAACAGTAGTGATGCTTTATCACAATTTTACGTGCAATCTTAAACATAATTCGAGAGTTATAAATGTCAGGAATATTAGATAAAAAAAGTAGAATTTTTGATTTTGTCATTACTAAGAACGGAAGAGCGCAGCTTGAAGATAATGACATTAGATATAAATACGCGACTTTTAGTGATCGTTCAATAGTATATGCTAAAGACTTTGAAGCTTCAAGTATAAAAAAAGCTGATGTAACAAATTCTGAAATTCATTATGTTCCTTTAGAAGCTACATCAAGTGGTAATGATGAAATAAATCCTGAATTTGATTTAAGGAAATACTTTTTTGGATCAAAGTTAAATCCCAGAGAAGGAGAAGGAGTCGCACCTTCAGGATTTAACTTTGATGACTCAGTCAATTCTTACATACAACAAAATTCTTTAGGTAGCTATTTACAAAGTTTAGGTTATTTAAGAACAAAAAGAGACCTAAATAGTGATAAAACTTTAACGTTTTTTAATAACAATACTATAAATAAAGATATTGACTTGTTTAGTAGCACAAAAAATTACAATACAGTCAAGTTTGTAGAAACAAGAAAAGAAAGACTTCCTGTTGTTGCTTTAGATAGAAGATTTTCTCACAAAAGAAATTTTAGTTATTTACCTCCTAAAGATATATCAGGAAACGAGCTTTATCAAAAAGAAGATTTTAATCATGTTGATCATTTATCTAGTGAAAATATTCTAGGATATGTTTTTCCTAAGTATAGATCTCAGTCTTTAAATAAGTTAGATATTGAAAGCTCAAGAGAAAAAAACATTCTAAAAATCATTAAGGATCTAGAAAGAAATAAGTCAATTCATAAAAAAGAGTTTGAGCTAGAAAATCCTACTGAAAATAGTGATTTTATATTTGAATTATATGAGGTTATTAATTCTTATGATAGTTTAACACCGAGAAATATAATAAAGTCAGAACTTGAAAAACTACATTTTGTCAATATAGGGGAATTCTATGATAAAGAAAACTTTAAAACAAAAAAATTATATTTAATAGGTAAATTTTACAATACTAGAGAAGACACAAAAGAACTAGATGTTTTGTTTAGTATGAATAACGGACAAATAAACTTAAAAAGCAAAGATGCGTTTGCTTTGTGTGCTTTCTTTTCTTTTGTTTGCCTATTTACTTTAGTTGTAGAATAAAAAAATATCAGGGTTAAATTATGTTAGTACTATCAAACACAATTAGAAGAGTTTTTACAAAAAGATATAATATTGTACCAGAAAGTTTAGCTTCTGAAAATTATACTGTACAACTTGACGTAGAATTAAATAAGAACAAAAATTTAGAAAATATTGCAAAATATTTTGAAGTTAATTTTTATTCACAAAAATCTTTAAATGACATAAATGTTTCATCTTTTAAACAAGTTTTCCCAAATAGATATTTAAGCAATTCAGGTAATTTAAAAAGATATCAAGCAAATAAAGAATTTAATCAAAGTTTTAAAAATGATATTAGAAAAAACATTTTTATAGATTATCATACAAAACTATCAAATGAAAATGAAGTTATAAAGGATTTGATACCTTTTAATAAACAGAACTTTATTGAAGGCAGCAACGTCTATAGAATCACTTTTAGTAATATAATCTCAAATATTATCAAAATTAGAAGCGAACAAGAAATTCCTTTTAATAATGTAAGAGTTTTTATACTAGATGAAAGAAAAAATATTATTGCAAAAACTGATTTTTTGAGTATTGATCTTTCTATAAGTAATATAACTAAAAAAAGAGCTGCGTTTATAGAACAAAGCGGCGAAAATCTACCTGCATATTTAAGCAGTTTACATTTAAATAATTTAATACAACAACTCAATAAAGACTTTTTTACTTTATCACGTTTAGGTGATCATATTACTTTAAATAATCCTAACAAATTGTCTTATGACTTTGAAATAAAGCAAATAATTTTAAAATACTTTACTAGTCAAGATAGAGATAGTGTAGAAAGAGTAACTTATAGATCATATCTGCTTAATCCTTTTAACCTGAATTCTTCTAGTTTTGACTTTTACAACAATAGTACAAGATCAAACAAAGAAAATTTAGATGAAATTCAAAATAAAATATGTAAGAATATGATAATCGGACATAATATTTTTAGATTTGAAATTGATTTCTATCCTATGGAAAGTTCTCTACCAAAGTTTACTAAAGAAATAGTGTTTTCAAACTTAGACCCGTTTATTATTTATTGCTTTAACAATAAGAAAGATGTAATTAGTAGTAAAATTCAAGATGCTTTTTCTAATCGTGATGTTATTATCACACCAAGTGAAGAAAATATAGGTTTATTAAACTTAAGATTTAAAAACATCCAACTAGAAAGAGAAATTTTAGAAAAAATAAATATATCTAAAATCTACAAAAACGAAGAATTTTATGAAATTAAACATCTATACAATACTGAAAATTTTAATTTAAGCAGTAAAGTAGATTATAAAAGTTTAAATTATCTAAACATTTCAAATAAAAGCCTAAATACTAGATTAAGTTTTAATGATAAAAATATAGCGTTTATCTTTACATTAAAAAACAATTTAATTGATTTTACTCGAAACTGGACAATAGAAAAAGATATTACACATAAATCTTTAAACCAGAATCAAGACTTTTTAATTTTAAATTCTTTTTTAAAGCAAAACTTAAACTATGAAAATATAAATTTTAATAGAACACTAGATAGTAACAACAGCGCTATATTTTCATATGATAGATTTATACTACGTAACTTAGATAATTTAAGGAACTTAGCATATAACTTAGGTTATTCAGCAGCAGACAATGTTTCAGGTGACGTTGAAAAATTTTTAAAAAATTGTGTTTTTCATATTGAAAACGAAACTATAATTAATGCAAAAAGCACAAAAAGAAGTACATTTAAAAACGTATATGCATTTGGTGCTGAGCTTTTTAATTTTGACAACTTTCAAAATAACTTTATAACTTTTGAAGAGACTTATTTGAATAAAATAAAAACAGAAGATTCTACTCTTTTTGTTTTTTTTGAAAATATTAGAGTATTTTTTAATACTAATACTGAAGATTTGCTTGATGCATATACAAAATTAAGTTTTATCAGTAATGATATGAGTATAGAGAACAAAATAACAATTAAAAGTTTATGTTTTCCTGAAATAATGACAAAATTTAAGTACCCAAACACTAATATTATTGGTGACGTAATTAAAATAAACGAAAGTGTTATTTTTACTCCAGAAGAGGAACAAGCTTTAAATAACGTAACAACATCTTTCTTGTCATCTAAAACAAGAAATGTAATTAATATTAAGAACTATAAAAATATTTTATTTAAAGATAATGTTAGAAGAGTGAGACAAGATAATTTATCTGCAAGTGACTTTGCATCTTTCTTTAGTTTGCTTAATCAAAACACAGTGTCAGAAAATAACAGTAATTCTTTATATTCAAAGACTTATAACATTAACAAGCAACAAATTCTTGATTTAATTAATATTAATAAAAGTTTCCCAACAGTAATATTAGATGCTGAAGAAAGATCCTTCAATAATGTTTTTTGTGATTTAAGTATAGATGATTCAGGTTATATAAATTACATAGACTTTCCGATAAATTATAGCTTCCTACAGACATCATATAATCCAGAAATTGATGGATATAATTTTAGAATGATAAATTTTTTAAATGACATTACTAAAGATATAAAACTAGATATTCAAAAATTAAGTCCTTTTATAAGTAGTATTAATAGCATAAGTAATTTTAAAACATCAACTCATTTTCTATTTTCAGATCAGAAAAATAATGTAAGTAAATCATTTAAAGATAAACTTGAGCAAGACCAGTTACTTTCTTTATATTTAAAACTTGTAAGTTACAAAGGAAAAGAATATATTACATATAGCAATAACTTTTTACAAGACGCTAACACTGAAAGCAGTCTAAATTTTCCATCATTAAGAAGTGGTCATGATACATCACATGAATACACTGAAGATGTTGGAACATTAGAGTTTTTTAATATAAATCAAGATAGACTATTTAATGATTTTGTTAGTAACAGCTATTTTTCAAACTTTATAAATCTTTTAATATTACAAAACAGTTTAAATTATTTGCATAAAGTTATAATAAGAAGTACATTAACAATGAATATTAAATTAAAAAATGATGTAGAAAAATCAGTTGATCTATTTTTCAATAATGAAATCTTACCAATTAATTTAGTTAATCAATATAGAGTTTTTAACAACAATATAAGTATAATCAATGTAAACAGTATATAAAGTAAGGTTTTAATTAATGGCTTTTACAATAAACTTAAATAGACTTACGTCTCAAAAAAATAAATTACAAGAAATATTAAATACAAATACAGTTACTATTTCAAACAATAGAGAAAACTTACTCGAAAAAAGCCTTGAAAATGAAGGTTCTACACAAAAGTCACTAGCAGAAATATTGTCGGAGCTCTCTTCTTCTTTAAAAGAAAACACTTCAAAGGTAAAAATTGAAAGAAGCTTGCCTGTAGCACAAAACAACTCAGCAACATCTGAAATACGTAAAGAGAATATCGTAGATAGCTACAGTTTTAGTGATATTATAAAACCTTTAGAATCTATCACAGTAAACATAAACCCGCAAGAGACAAAAACGTCAGGATTTAACTTAACTTTAGAAGACGTAACTAGACCTAACGCGTTATTAGACTTAGATGCAACAAGTAACGCTAACGAAAGTATTGAATCTACAGAATCAGTAGTATCTCCTGTTGCATTTTCTCTAGAAGAAACTATTGATGAAGAAGACGCTGACTTGTCTGATTATGTTAGAGGGGAGTATAATACTGTTAGCAATAGTAATATAAACTTTCTATACTCAATTGAAAACAACTCTTCTATAAATTTAGATAGAGACACACTTCATAATGTAATCAATTATAGGAAAGAAGCAAATTTAAAAGAAAGTGAAATTTTAAGCAATAAATTTAATCTATACGCAAGTTCAGAGAAAAATAAAAATTCTATTCATAGTGTTTTTATTGATAAGTTTGAAAAATACAAAGATTTTCTAGGTTATTTAACAAACGGAATTGATGAAAAAACTGAAATTGTAAAAAGAAATTCAATTACTTTTAATCTAAGAAAAGAGATTTATTCAAATAAAGGAATTTATTTCAATAACGTACTTAATACCTTAAACGTAAAAAATAAAAAAAAATATAAAGCAAGTGTTTTTAAAAAAGACAATGATATTACTTCATCAGACTTAATAATAAAAGAAAATGCATTTTTAATAGACGAAATTATTATTAAAAATAATCTTTTTTATTTAAGTGAGAGTTTTGACTTTGCTTTTCTAGAGCCTATTAAGACAACATCAAATGATATTTTAATACAATCTTTTGTTAATCTTTCTAGGTCAATTAATACAATTTCAAGTAACTGTTTTTCAAACAACTACAAGAATGAAAATAAACTATACATTAACGCTGATATAGAAAAGAACAAGTGTGTATTAACTGAGAGAGAAGGATTTGATGTTTTTCAAAACTTAGGGTTTAAAAATACAAATCTTGTACCTGAAGATCTTTATGTATTTGCAAGTGTAATAAAACCATATCAACCTGAAACTGGTAGTTTTGGGATTAATATTAATACAGTAGACTTTTTTAATAAACAAAATGAACTAAACAATAGTCTTTTTAACGTTTTAAATTTATCTGGAAATTCTTCACCTTTAGAAGTAAGAATAAACTCGTCTTTAAAAGAAATAAACAAGATTTTTAAAGGTTCTATCTTTGAATTAGATATAATTGATGAAAACAGTAAATTGATTTTAGATGAACCTATTTTAAATTTAGATAATATACTAAACAATCCTTCGGGAGTTGCAAGAAATTTCCCAAATAATTTTTCTCTGTCTAATCTTGAAAACATACACAGGCTTTACTTGAACTTTGTAGAATTTCAAAACCAAAATACAAAAGCTAGAGTTTATTATAAAGATAAACCGATTAGCTTAATAAATTCAAATAACTTTAATGATTTTGATCATGACGCTAATTTAGACATAAATGATTTACTAATAAAATTAAAATTAGATAGTGTTGTTAAAAGCAGTAAAAAATCATATCTGGAAAATAACAATGTAAATATTGATTTTTTAAATCAGATTATTACAAATATTAATTTGTCAACAAAAACAAACAAAATGATTTCATATAGTAAAGATAAAAAGCATGATTTTTCTATATTAAACGAAAATTCAAAACTTTATGATTTAATGTTTACTAAAGATGGAAACACGCACTATAGTCATTCTGATGTCATTTCAAATCATAAAGTAAATAAACAAAAATATCGAGGATTAGACGAGTTTAAAAGAAAAAATTTAGTAATTAATAATAATAGAAATAAAATAGTCAATGAAGTTAACAATTTTATTTCTTATTACTATCCTGACAGTAATTTTATGAGCACATCATTCTTACTTTACTATATAATGTCACCTACAGTTATTCCTAATAAACTTTCTAATTTAGTAGGTAATAAAAGTCCATTAACAAATAAAGATGAAACATGTCAAAGTCTGTATTTTAACTTTTATAAAAACAATCAAATTGATAGTAAAACAAAAGATACTGTAACTAAAAGATTTTTAAAGAGAGTGCTAATGAACTGTAAAAAACACACAGCTTCATCATTACATAATAAACCTCTTAATAATTATTCGTATAAAGAAATAAATCCTAACAAATATACAAAAAGCTTGTTATCTAGTACACAAAAATACCTTAATGATATTCTAAACTCATCTGAAAATCTTGCAACAATTAGAGACTCTGTGTATTCTTTGAAAAACATCAAAGAAGTTTCAGATATTTGCAACTATAAAGCTTTTACTAATTGTAATATACAAGATAACAATTCTATTGATTTAATTTCTGAAGAAGAGAAGAGAAAATATTCTATATCGATTACAGGAAACATTCACTATAGTTTATTTCCTTCACATGTCCTCGTCTATCCTTTTATAATTACTTCTATTGCAAAAGATCAACTTGGTTTTTACTTTGATAAAATAGAAAAAAATGAAATAAAAATGATAGAATCAGATGACAACATATCAGAGTTTATTGTCAAAAAAGAAGGAAGTCTAGATATAACTAGTAACACAAATATTATATTTAGAATAGTGCCTAAATCAATGTTTACAGACACTATGACAGAAAGAAGAAAGATTTCTAGAGAATTTCCGTATATAGAAATAGAAGACTTGTTTGATTCTGTTTTTTATAATGCTAATTCTGTTTTTTATAAAATAGGAGTTAATATACTTGAACTTTTATATCTAAACGTAAGAGACTTTAATCTTTCTTATTTTGAAGAAGAAAAAGAAATAGACACATTTATAGAAAATAATTCTTTTATTTTATCAAAAATAGAATCTTTATTAGAAGTTTATAGTGACTTACACTTAATAAGATTCGCTAGAAAGCAAAGAAACATTGCAAAAAAATATTATAATGAGACGTTAAGGAAAGATTTTGATTTCAGTTATAACTCAGTAATAAATAACAGTGGTCTATCTGTAAATGGTAAAATAATAGATTTTGACAATGAAGAAAGTCTTAATAACGAAGATGAACCTTTTGAAGAAATCAGCCAAGAGCTTGAAGCTTTTCTAATGAATGAAACTGCATATAATGTAAATGAGATAAGTTTATCTTCAAGATTTTCAAAAAATGATCATAAAGTTTTTAACATATTTAAAAGTTTTATGATGTCTGATGTATATCAAGCTTTCAATATTGATATTGTAAATGGCTTTATAAAGTACCAAGATAAACTTCAAATTATGACTCGAAAACAACTATCTTTTAGCAAGACTTTAGATAAGATTAGAAATTACTTGGATGATAAATTTGCATTATTTTATTTAGTTGTAGAAAAATATTTTTATAATTACATGTTTATAAACTCTTTGAGTAAAAAACTTTTCAATAATTTATATGTTAACAACAAGCTAGAAAACTTTATAAAAGACGGATTTGAAAATACTGGATTAGACTTTTACGAAAAAGACGAATTTTTCCAAATTCAACAATCTTTAACTGAAAATGATATATTATTGACGGAAAGATTTCCAGATGTCGATAATGGTGAAGAAGTTATTATAAAAAACTATATAAATTCTAGCTTCTATACTTTTGGAATAAAAGATTTTGAAACAGAAAATATACAGTTTAATAATCTTTTTAAATTTACGGTTTATATAGTTGATGTTTTTAATTTAAATCATATCTATCTTCCAAAATCTTATATTTTTAGTCCACTCTTTACTAAAAAAGGAAACCTGCTAAGTGAAGACTTCTCTAACGTTTTTAATTTTATTGACAAATCTATTGGGTATTTTAATTTAGACGAAAATATTGAAAAAAGACTTGGTTTAGATAACTACGAAAATTTAATTGATTTAGATGTTCAAGACAATCCTTTTTATGCTGAGTTAATTAAGAAAAAGTTTAACATTGAAAATGACGAGCTAGTACAATTGATTTTTAATCAAATCATCAGAAGTCACATTATTTCAGAACAAAATGAGATTTTTATAAAAAACATTCACGGGATTCAACATATAGATGATTCTGAAGTTATTAGAGATAATGATATAATCAAAAGTTTTTATGAAATAGATGATGCAGAATTCTTTAATATTTTTGATATAGAAAAAAGAGAAGTTTTTGACAATAAAGGCATCTTGTTTTTTCCTGAAATGTTGTCAAGTCAAAAACAGAAAGATACCTTTATATTTTATGAATTAGTTAATAAACTCAGCAAAATAGGCGATTATAAAGAAGTATTCTTAAAAGAATATTATGAAACGTTTACAATTTCAGTTAATCCTAAAGATTATTACTATTATGATATTACTGGCCAAACTAGTGCATTTGAATCAGATTTTACAAATAATTTTGAAAGTTCTATTTGGGAAGATAGTATGATTAGTTATATAAAGACAAATATAGTTGATTTACCTACTGAGGTTGGTTTGATTAAGAAGTCAACTCTTAATATCGACAACATTAAAGTTATAATAAAACCAGAGATAATATAAAATGACAAATTACAGTTTTTCAAATAACATTGACTTTTCTTTTAATGTTAAAAGCAAATTTACTTATAATTTTTATGACAAAAACGAATCATTAGTAAATGACAATGAAATTATAAACAAACTTAATAATCCTCTTAGTTTTATTGAACTAGAAATTGATTATTTAACACAATATGACAAAAGAATAGAAAAATACTCATCTTTTTATGATCTTTCCTTAAAAGATTCAATACAGGTTCTCAATAATAAAAGTCTTAGGAAAAGTAATCTAAGCCTGTTTAACAAGCTTCATGAAGAAAACGAAAGCTTTATTTCGACATCAAGTGATATTAAGATTGAAAACATAGAAGACTACAATAAAAAACTCAATATTTCAAGCTCGGGCTTTGAAAGTGCTATTAGTTTTATCACAGATAACAAAAAAATAGAAATTAATAGAAACATATTAAAAAAGTATAAAGAGACAAACAGAAAAAACATAATTACTTCTAAGAACATACTAAATTCAATAAACAAGTTTGAAAAGTTATTTAGAAAAAGTCAATATGAAGATTCTTTTTTCAATTCAATAGAAATTGCAGAAAGTTTTAATCCATTTAAAATAAGTTCAATGTCAGAATTTATAGCTTCTACAGAAATGTTTTATTTTAAAAATATTGGTATCATGATAGAAAAATACTTTGTTGAAGAAGATGATATAGAAACTAATTATATAAAAAAAGATACTAAGTTTTTTAATATTGAGGATGAAAACAATAATAATAAAAAGTCGTTTCTTTTAAGAGATGATTCAGTAAAATATGGAAAAAAATATGTATATGCAGTTTATCCAGTTTATGTTGTTACATTGCCTTACAAAAATGATTACTATTTGACAAGCAGTTATATTTTATGCGACTATCCACATGTGACTGAAGAAATTATTTGTAAAGAATTCAAAAGACCTGTAAGTCCTTCAAGGATATCATTTAGATATTTTGAAAAAGAAAGATTCTTAGAAATAAATTGGTCAAAACCGCTAGAAGAGCAAGGTGATGTAAAAGGGTATCAAATATTTAAAAGAAATACGTTAGATGAACCTTATACTTTAATTAAACAGATAGAATTTTTTGATACTGAAAATGATGAGCTTTACGAGAAAAATAAAAATGTAAGTTTAGAAATTATTGAAAAAGTTAATTTTGACAAGAATTATTGTAATGATAAAGATTTTCTCTTAAATAAAATACAGATTTATACGATATGTTCTATTGATGCTAGAGGATATGTGTCAAATTATAGTATGCAATTAGCAGTATTTTATGATCAGATAAACAAAGAAATCATTATTGATACAGTAAGTATTTCTGGTGCTCCTTTACACATGCCTAATTTACTCATACCAAGAAAAACTAAGTTTTTTGAAAATGATGACAAAATTGTAAACAATACACCATACGAAGAAAATGTTACAAAGTTTACTCTTTACTTAACGCCAGAATGCACTTCAGTTATCTCTGAAGATGGTGCTGACAATAGAGTGCTTTTAAAAGAAAATTATAAGCTTAATGTACTAAACCTGAATACAGCAGAAAGCTATATTAATAACATAAACATAAAAAATATTTAATTCTTATCGTGTTGATATTTACCTTTAAGAACAAAATGTTATATTTAATAAAAAAGTGAGGTATAATTTAGATGGGATTTTTAAATCACGCAACAAACAATATAATTATCGACGCAGTTTTGACTGAACGTGGTAGAGAGTTATTAGCTAGAAATGATGGTTCTTTTAATATTACAACTTTTGCATTTGGCGATGACGAAGTTGATTATAGTTTAATTAAAAAGTATAGCAGAACAATCGGAAAAGAAAAAATCATTAAAAATACTCCTATTTTTGAAGCTAATCCAAATGAAAATATTGCTATAAAACATCCTTTAATATCTTTTCCAAATCCTCTGTTGAGAATTCAGCAAATGCCTACTTTAGTAAGAGACGACAGTGTAGAAAATGCAAATGTATCACTTTTTGATACAAGAGAGTCAGAAAACTCAGATACAGGTGTACTAGCTACATTAAAAATTAAAAATAGTTTAAATGCTACAGATATTACTGCACTTGATCTTAATATTACTGACGGAGCTTTTTATGTTAAGATGCATAGAGATCTTCTAAGAATGAGTAATGGCCAGTTTATCGATACAGACTTAAACGGAATCGATACTTATCAAATATCAACTGAAACTTTACGCGCAGGTCTTAGAGAATGGGATAATCAAAAATTTGCTGATATTTCGATTTTTAGTAATGGTGTTGTTACATCGTCTGCATTTACAAAATATGCAGCAATAGGAAGCAATGCAACAGTAATAAACACATCAGTACAAGTTGTAGGTGCATCTTCTGGAGCTTCAATAGTTATTCCATTTACAATTACAAAAAGAAACTAAGAAAGAATATTAAATTATGACAGATATAGTAGGATCATATATTACAATTGAGCAAAGTAATTTAAATACTAGCAAATCTTCAGTGCAACAATTAGTAGATGTTGTTCAAGTAGATATTGCTAGTGCTAATTCAGAAAATACAAGAAAGTCTTATGAAGTCTTTACAAGCGGTTCAGCTGATACAGCTAATATTACAAGTTCGCTTTTTCAAACTGTCTATGACCAAGATTTTACTTTAGGCACAGCAAATCCTTTGTTTGATATTTCTATTGGCTCTTTACTTGAAGAAGATTCTAGTGGAAATCTTACTGTTAATAGCATAACTTCACCTGCTATTAGTAGAGATGCTGGTGGTAAAATCACAGGATTTAGTAATACAAGCGCAATGATGAGAGAAAAAATAAGCATTTATAAGCAATTTGCTCAAAATTTACTTGGTGATTCTAATTCTTCTTTTTTCTTGCCTCACTCAGCAAATAGTGAAGTTGCTCTATTACAAGACGAATCTAATGCTTTAACTAGAGATAAAAAAATTAGAGCTGCTATTTTTATTTGTTTTAGACGCTTGTTTACTAGAGATAATATTTTTAAAGGTTCTTTTGGATTAAGGCTTGAAAAAAATGCAGCAAAACTTTTTAGTGATATTACAGTATCATCTTCTAGCCCTTTTAGAACAGCAGGAACAAAAATTACAAACTTAGATGTTGAGCTTCCTTCTACTGAGACTAGTTTGTTAGTTGTAGATGATAGTCTATCAGTAACAAATTTAACAGTAAGTCCCGTATCAGGAGAAGTTTCAACATTATTACAAGGTGATATAAAAGTTGGAAATATTTTTTATGACTTAGGAATAATTGTTCTTGATGCTGAACGTGTTTTGGATGTTGACCAGATTGTTAGAGGATTAATAGATTCGACAAGAACTGGTAGCACATCTAATGATACAACTGGACCTTTTGCTGTATATGGCAGAATTGATACTAATGCTGCAGCTTCAACAAACAACTACTTTTATCCTGTTTATACAGCAACAAGTGCACAACATAGTTCTGTTCACACTAATTTTCAAGTTGTTGGTAATGATGATGCTGATGGTGTTTTAAAAGATTTCTATTATAATGCTAATTCTATACAAGGAGGAGATAATTTTGGTTCTGATAGTTTAACGCAATCAAAACATCCCGCAGATCATCCTTATTGGGCAAATATACCATATCCACTATGGTCTAGTAATAGTAATTTGTTTTATTCTGGAAATGCTGTAGAAGAAACTAACGGAAAACTTTTATTTAACAATAAAACTTATCCAAATTTATGGGTAAGTGGTACAATAGATGATGTTTTAGATCACATTTGTACTACTAGATTTGGCAGAAGTAATTTATCAGCAATTACATTTAGAAATGAAACTACTTTAAATTCATCGCTTATTTTCTGTAGAGCAGCTCCTACACAATTAAATTATTCAACTAATCCATCATATACTGATGATGATGGAAATATTATTGCTACTAGTTCTAACGGAGAGCCTTTTAGTTTTATTACTACAGTAGGACTATATGATAGTGGTGGAAGTTTATTAGCAGTAGCAAAAACTAGTCGCCCAATAGAAAAAAATCCTGAAACTGATCTTTCAATTAGAATTAGACTAGATTACTAAGGTAATATTTTATGACTCTTGTTCCATTAAATTATAAAAATTTTGTTAAAAATAAAGTAAAAAACACAATAAATGTAAAATATAAAGAGTCAGATCCGACAACGTATGTTTATGATAACTATTTAAACACAAATGCTGTTTTAAATACAGAAGAACATGATAATTTAACAACAGAAGAACTTAGTCTTGCAAACAACAATAATAATGCACTGGATAAAATAAGCGACTTTTTTAGCGTTGTAAATAATACTGAAGGCTTTATGGTTACAGAGGCCAAAAATTATTTTGAATTTAAAGATAGTAAATTTAGCAATGTGAATGTTACAAACAATAATTTAAAGTCATTTAACTTTAGAAATACACATAAAATTGAAAGAATAGAACAAAAGTTTCTTCCGCAAAATATTGAAATTCAAAAAAAAAATTATGTTAAAAATAGTTTATACAAAGAATATCAAAAAAATTATTCTTTAGACTATTACAATAATTTAGAATATGGTTTTTGTAACTGGAATTCTATAAACTTCTTTTCTCAAAGATATCAGAATAACAAAAATCACTCAAATGCTATAGTTTGGCCTAATCCAAAAACAAAAAATGTTGGAAGCAACGTTTACAACAAAAATACATATGATTTTATAGAAAATAGCTTTAATTTGTCTCTTTATTTGAATTTGAGAAAAAATTATAATGATTCTTCTAATCCAGAATGTATTTTTCATATTCCAGACTTAATATCTATATACAGTATAAGAGCATATAATTCAAATACAGATCATAAAATCGGTATATGTATAGGTGAAAACGCAAAGAAAAAACTTGTTAATATTACGAACTACAATTCGAATACTAATAGTTCACAATTATTAGCCAATAACAGCGTCTATGTTTCATCAGAATTAAATATTCTAAATAACAGGTGGTATAACTTAAGTTTGAATTTTAGTAAAAACGCAAGCAATTCTAGAGGTGTATCACTTTACATTGATGGTGAATTAAAATTTGAAGTAGAAATGACTATTACACAAGATGTAAGTTCTCTAGAAAACAGTTATATATCATTAGGAAACAAACCTGATTATAATGTAACTGATTTTAATTATGAACATTGCTTTTATCAAATGTTTGCAAGAATTTTTGACAAAGATATATCATTAGGAAAGAACAATAGTTGGCAAGCTACAGGTAATGAATTAATTGATGTATTAGATCCAAGTTATTACGGTAATATCTCTTACAATGGAAATGCTTTAACAAATTCAGAATCGTTTCATGGAGAAATACATGATATTAGAATTTATAATGATGTCTTAGAAGAAGAAAAAATTCTTTTTAATTCCAAAAACGTAATTTTTTCTCTAGAAAATGAAATTAGAGAGTACGCGTTACAATTCTATGTCCCAGTTCATTATATACCTTCTTATACACACAAAAAAGAATCATTTAATGCTTCAGCTGGAAAAATAAATCTTCGTTATTCTTGTATATATAATCCTGTTTTTGCAAATACTTGTGGAGGATTAAATGTTTCTGTTGAAAGCTATTTAATTGATCTAGTAAATCATACTAAACCAAATGTAATAATCGGTGGTGATGAGACTTTATATGTTTATAACGATAATTTAGTTAATAGTACTTCTCAATTAATAGATAATTCTCTTGATGTATTAGATATAAAAAAAGGTGTTTTAGCTCAGTCTATATACAATAAAAATCTTAAAGATGGGACACATCAGAATAGATCTATTAATTTAGACAGCAATTTATCATATAGGAATTTATTAATACTGCCAAATGATAATGGAATTCAAAATGTAAGATTTGATATCATTAAAGAATTTTTAGAAAACTATAATAAGATAAATTATGATCAAAGTCAAGTTAATAATAACAAATTATATAATATTGAAATAGAAAACATATTCAGTAAAGATTATTTAAATAGATCATGGAGATCTTTTGATATTAGTTTAGTAAATAATATCCCTGACTTGATTACAAATTCAACAAGTAAAATAATTATAGTTAACGGTGAAGAAGAGACTTTTGAAAATAGAGTATCTGGAAGAGACTTAGATGCTGATATTTTATTTACAGTAAGTAATATAATATTTCATGATTCTAGACTAACAAATATTGAAGACGCAAGCACTGAAATTGTTAATAGTGATTCTTTTAATCTATTAAAGAGAAACCATACAAATATATTTAATAAAATTATAGAAAAGTATGATATTACAAAAAGTAATCCAGTGCTTAGAGAATATAAACAAGATGTTAATAGTACTGCTATTAATAATACTCATTTAAATACTACAGTTTCTTTAGAATACAAAGAAGAAGATATAAATTATCTAAAATTACCAATTCCATATTCAGTATTTAATGTAGATTATGATAGTTTATTTACTACTATCTTTGACATTTCTAGTAAATTGTACAATACAAAGATTAAAAAAAATACATTTTTATTAAAAGATACTGCTTTAGAAACTACAAATAGTAATATAAACATATCTTTAAAAGATAATTCAAAAGGTGGTTTATACAGAAATAACTGTTTAACTAAAGTAGCAGAATGGAACTACGTAGGACATGTATTTTATAATGATGGTATCGTTTCACTTAATCGTCCTGAATTGTCCTCTTATTTTGGTAAAGATGATTTTGAATGTGAATTTGAATCAGACTTTATGTCATATGTTCATGAAATTAATATTCCTGTTAATAAAGGATTATTTGATGTTTCTTCTAATACTTCTTATAATAAAGATTTAAGGCAAGATGAAAGTGCATTTAACTCTGAAGAGAGTTTTGTTTATATTACAGATATAAACTTACATGATGAGAATCTAAATATTGTAGCAAGAGCTAGATTAGCTAGACCTGCTCCAAAAAAGAAATCTGATTCCATCCTCTTCAGACTTAAAATGGACTATTAATGGTAAAACAACAAGAATATAGTGTAGGACTTGACATATCAACTTCAATCATTGGAATGTCTCTCTTTTTAGATAATAAACTAGTTAAGTTAATGCATGTCGATTTGACAAAGACGAAATGTATGTTTGACAAAGCAAGTAAGTTTGAAGAAGAGTTTGAGCAAAAGATATTAAATGATGTATCTACAGACAAAAGTCTAGATATCAAACACATCTATATAGAAGATACACTACAAAGCTTTAGTAGAGGACTCTCTTCAGCAAGAACATTAATGCAATTATCAAGATTCAACGGGATTGTTTCAAATATAGCCTTTAGAATCACGAGGATTAAACCTGTTTTTATAAATGTTAACACGGCTAGGAAAACATTGGGAATAAAAATAGATAAAAACAGCAGCATAGATAAAAAAGAACAGGTGATGGCTTGGGTTGGTTTAGATTTAGGCGGATATGACTGGCCTACAAAAATTATTTCACGAGGGCCTAATAAAGGTCGTGTAAAATATGAAAAATATTGTTATGATATAGCAGACGCATATGTAATTTGTAAAGCTGGTATCATAATAAAAAATGAATAAACTAAATAAAAGATTAGATTTTTTCGATAGTTTTTTAAAAAATTATCATTTATCCAAGGACGGTGTTAATTTAAACATCTGGTGTCCTTTTTGTAATAACTCTAACAGAAACAAACTTAAGCTAGTCATACATTTAGAAAAATGCTTTTGGCATTGTTGGGTTTGTGATAAAAAAGGTTCTAATGTATCTTATCTTGTAAATAAAATAAACAGAAGTATAAGAGTTCCTGACGGTTTGTTTTATAAGCGAAACGAGTCAAAAAGCTTTGATTTGTTTGGTGAAGAAGAAGAAATAGAAGATATAGATCCTGTTTTTTTGCCTGAAAAATTTGAATTCTTTTTAGATAATTTTAGTCCTTCTTCACCTGATGCTAAAGATATTTTTAAATACGCATTAAAAAGAGGAACAAACAAACATAAACTTTGTATGTTAAGAATGGGATTTTCTACATCTAACGATTTTAGAAGGTTTTTGATTTTACCTTCTTACGATGAAAAAGGTGAGTTAAACTATTATGTATCTAGAAACATTGATGTAGATACAAGTTGTGGTTATAAATATAAAAATGCTACAGTCCCTAAAAAACACATTATCTTTAATGAAATTAATATAGACTGGAATATTCCACTTACAATTGTTGAAGGTCCACTTGACTTATTAAAGACTAATGATAATGCAACTTGCTTATTAGGCTCTTCGCTTACTGAAGATATGTTGCTTTTTAAAAAAATAGTTCAAAACAAGACAGATATAAAATTAGCCTTAGACAGTGATGCATATTCTAAATCTATAAAAATAGCAAAAACACTTTCAGCATATGATGTAAAAGTAGATATTCTAGATACAAGAGGCCCAAGTGATATTGGTGATATGTCTAGAGATCATTTTAACAAAATCTATAGTGAATCTAAAAATTATACTGAAGAAGATTCATTATTATCAAAAATAAGAATGTTATAGGGAAATTAAATGTTTAAATGCGCGCATATAAGCGATGTACACTTTAGAAGCTTAAAAAGACACGATGAGTATAAACAAGTTTTTACAGATTTGTTTTCAAAACTAAAAGAAATAGAGTTAGACTGTATTTTTATAGGTGGTGATATTGTGCACTCTAAGACGCAAGGAATTACACCAGAGTTAATAGATGTTTTGACTTGGTGGTTTAATGGTCTTGCAAGTATAGCACCAACGCACGTCATTCTAGGTAATCATGATGGTCTAATTTTAAACGAAGACAGACAGGATGCTATATCACCTATTTTAACAGCTATTAACAACCCAGATATCTATCTTTACAAAAAGAGTGGTGTATATCCAACAGGTGTAAACGGGTTTAACTGGTGTGTTTTAAGCTGTTTTGATGAAAAAGGTTGGGAAGATGTATATCCAGTAGAAGATGAGATTAATATTGCATGTTTTCATGGTGCAGTTTTAGGATCTACAACAGATGTAGGCTGGGAATTAGATGGGGAAGTTGGTTTATCTTTCTTTGAAGACTATGACTTTGGTTTTCTAGGAGATATTCATAAAACTCAGTATCTTGATGAAGAAAAAAGAATTTGTTATCCAGGAAGTACGGTCCAACAAAACTATGGTGAAGATATTAAAAAAGGTTTTGTTTATTGGGAAATAAACAGCAAAAATGACTTTAAATCTTCTTTTATTCAGGTAGAAAACCCATATCCTTTTTTAACTATTGACTGGAAAGGCTCAGTTGAAGATACAATCGATTTTGCTAGACCCGTAAAGAAAGGTGTAAGATATAGAATTAGATCAAACTATGGTTTGAGTCAAGCTGAGATTAAAGTTTTACACTATTATTTAAAAAATGACAAAGAAGCACATGAAATTGTATATCAAGTACTAAATAGTTCTAAAGATAAAATCAAAGAAAGTAAAACAATACAACAAAATACTCAAATCGATATTAGAGATAAGAGTACAAGATTTAAAATTTTAAATGATTGTTTTGAAAACTTAGATGAAAGCACTATTGAAGGATTAGACGATTTATTTGCTAAAAACTTAGACAAAATACCCAATACACTATCAGACAATGTTGGTCAAAAGTGGTCTATTAATTCTTTAAAGTTTAATAATACTTTTTCTTACGGAAAAGATAACTTTATTAATTTTGATAAGTTGTCTGGTGTAATAGGTGTTTTTGGTAATAATCGTGCAGGTAAGTCTTCAATCCCAGGAACTTTAATGTACACTTTATTTAATTCTACTGATCGTGGTAGTTTAAAAAATCATGATGTAGTTAATATTCGCAAAGGTTCTTGTAATGCTGAAGCTGTTATTACTATCGGTACAGAACAATATCTAGTCTCTAGAGAATCATCTAAAAAAACAAACAATAAAAACATCACTTCAGCGACAACAAAGCTTAATTTAACGTCGCTAAATAATAATGTAGATGAAAGTGAAGAGCAAAGAAGAGAGACAGAAAAGATTCTTCGTAACTTAATTGGTACATCTGAAGATTTTCTTTATACATCTTTTGCTTCTCAAGGTGAGATGAATACATTTATTAAGGAAAAAACAAGTGCTAGAAAAAATGTATTATCTAAATTTTTAAACTTAGACATTTATGATATGTTAAGTAAAGAATCTAAAGATGATTACATTGTTTTGAAAAATAAAGTTAAAAACTTAAGTGAAAAAAGTTGGGATGATTTAATACAAAATAATATTAAAGAAATATCTCAAATTAAAAGTAATCTAAGACTTTTAGAGGAAAAAAGTGAAGAGTTAAGAAAAAAAGAAGTAGATATTAATATACAATTAGATAGAATATCTAAAAATACTAAAAAACATCCTTCAGGTTATACTAAGACTTCTGCAGAAAGCGAGCTAATTTATTACATTTCAAAACTAGAAAAGCTAGGAAACGAAAAAACAGACCTAGAAAACAAATTAGAAAGCAATAAAGAAGCACTTGGAAAATTTACGTTATTTAAAGAAAAATATCCAATTGACAGTCTAAATAACGATAAAGAAAAATTAAACGTTTTAAATAAAAAATTACAAACCTTAAAAAGTCATAAAAAAGTAATAAACGTTTCTGCTAGAAATGCAAAAGATCAACTTAGGATTTTAGATCAAGTGCCTTGTGGAGACGAATATCCTACATGTAAGTTTATAAAAAATGCTCATAGTTCTAAAGGCGAAATTGAAGATATTAATAAACAGCTTAAAGAAGTAGAAGGTTCTATCTTCGAATATCAGAGTTTAATTGAAAACTTAATACACGAAGGTATTGAAGAAAAAATAAAAAAATATAACGACATTTTGGCAAAAGAATACAGATATCAAGTTGATCAAAAATCATTAATTGCAAAAATAGAAGCTTCTGAAGAAAAAATAAATGCAAACGTAGAAAATATTAAAAAATTCAAAGCTTTATCTGCAGAACTAGAAGATTTCAATAGTGAAGATTTAATCATAAAAGAAAAAGAAATTAAAACAGAATTAAAAGAGAATAGCGAGAATATAAGCAATAATAAACACGAGCTGTTTAAAAATCAAAAAATCATTTTTGTATTAGAAGAAGAAATAGTCTCCCTAGAGAAAGAAAAAGAAGAATATTCAAAATTAAACAAAGAGTATAAACTTCATGACTTGTTTTCTCTAGCTGTTTCTAAAAAAGGTATTCCCACAATGCTTATTAATTCTTGCCTTCCTTTAATTAATAAGGAAATATCTGATATTCTTAGCGGTGTTACTAATTTTAAAATTGAGATTGATGAAGATGAAAAAGGTAATAACTTAGATGTTTTTATTGACTACGGAGATTCTAGACGAGTAATTGAATGTGCAAGTGGTATGGAGAAGATGATGGCATCTATTGCAATCCGGGTTGCTCTAATTAACATATCTTCTCTTCCTAAGTCTGACGTCTTTATAATAGATGAAGGTTTTGGTGCATTAGACTCTTCAAATATAGAAGCTTGTGGTAGATTACTAAGTAGTTTAAAAAAATATTTTAAGTCTATAATGATAATATCACATATCGATGGAATTAAAGATATTGTTGATAAAAATATTGAAATAAGTATCAAAGGTAAAGACTCACATGTTCGATTTGAATGAAGGATGGCAGAAGATTGATAATGAAACTGAAGAAAAAATACAGGGCACTACAAGATTTATCAGACCTATTGTTTTTGATTTTTGTCCTATTAGTTGTAATTCTTGCAAGCAGTCGATTGCAACGATTGAAGATGTTGAAATGATGAAAAAAGAAAAAGTTTGTGAGCAATGCTATGAAATGTTTTATTATACAAATAAAGATAAATGGAACAAAGGATGGCGTCCTAAATTAAAAACTATAGATAATTAATATTTATTTCTATACAAAAGGTTGAAATATGGAATACGATTTAATAACAAAGCTTGGAAACTGCATTGATAATGTTTATAACAACTATGCAGAGTCTAGTGATAGAAGAACAGTTGCAAAAGTTCAAGATGATCATCTTATAATTGAATATAGAACTATTTTAAGAGTTGCAAAGGATTGCGAACTTGAAATGCAAATGAATTTAGTGAAATCTGAGTCTAAACAAATGATTGAGTCTAGACTTAGAACAATTAAAGAAATATTTAAAGAAAGTGCAGGAAGAGGATTAAAAGTTAAAAAAGTCACAGACTATGACAATATAGAGACATTAACAGTAAGTCCGTATAATCCATTAAGAACTCTTAAATACACATTTTCAGTAGGTTATGAGGTCTCCTGAAAATGGCACAAAGATTATCTAGAAATGGACAAATAAACGAAATTATAAAATGTGGTAAAGACCCAGTTTATTTTATGAACAGGTATCTAAAGATTCAACATCCTGTGAAAGGCTTGATACCTTTTAAAACGTTTCCTTTTCAAGATGATTGTGTTAAAGAATTTAATGATCATAGATTTAATATAATTCTAAAGTCTAGACAGCTAGGTTTATCAACGTTAGCTGCTGCTTATGCAGTTTGGCAAGCAATATTCTATAAAGAAAAAAATATTCTTATTATTGCTACAAAACTTGCAGTTGCACAAAACTTTATAAGAAAAGTAAAGACTTATATGAAGTCTATGCCTAAGTGGCTATTAGTTCCAACAGTTACAGCAAACAATAAGCAGCAAGTTGAATTTTCAAACGGTTCACAAATAAAAGCAGTACCGACATCAGAAGATGCAGGTCGTTCTGAAGCATTATCATTATTAATTGTTGATGAAGCTGCTTTTGTTAGAAACTTTGACGAATTATGGATGGGTTTATATCCTACTCTGTCTACTGGTGGGCGTGCTATTCTATTATCTACTCCAAATGGTGTAGGTGGTCAATATCATGAAATATACACTAAAGCAGAACGCAAAGAAAACAAGTTTAACAATATAAAGCTAATGTGGGATGTTCACCCTGAAAGAGGCGATGAGTGGTTCAATAGAGAAACTAAGAATATGTCGCAAAAACAAGTTGCACAAGAGCTTCTTTGTGACTTTGCATCTTCAGGAGATACATTTTTAACAGCTGAAGTATTAGAAAAAATAAGACTAACAACTAAGTCGCCTATTGAAAAAAGTGGTCCTGAATATAATGTTTGGTATTGGGAATATCCAATTGAAGGTGTTAATTATATTTGTTCTGCAGATATTGCAAGAGGTGACAGCGGTGATTATTCTGCTTTCCATATTATAAACACTAAAGATAATTCTATAGCAGTAGAATATAAAGGTAAAATACCGCCAGATCATTTTGCTTCATTAATATATGATGTATCTAGAAGATTTAATTCTGCAGTTATTTGTCCAGAGAATAATGCATATGGGTACTCTGTTTTAACAAAACTTCAAGACTTATCATATAAAAATATTTATTTCTCTTCTGAAAAAGAAAAATACAAGTTTTTATATGGAGATGGCTCAAATATAGGAAAAGCTGGATTTAATACAAACAAAGACAGTAAAGAGAAAATTCTTGCAAATTTTGAAGAATCTTTAAGGAATAATAGACTTAAAACTTATTCTCAAAGGCTTTTCGAAGAGTTAAAAACATTTGTCTGGAACGGCAAAAAAGTTGGTGCAATGAAAGGATATAATGATGACCTTATTATGTCACTTGCAATAGGCTGTTGGCTTACAGATAGCAATTCAAATACTTATAATGTTGAGCAAATTAAGCAAGCAGATTCTTTATTAAAAGGAATGGAAGTTAACAATACACAAGCAAAAGATACAATAATATCACCTTTTTATACAAACAAACATAACGTAGTAAATCCTTTTGTACCTGTTTTTATGTCTAACAACAAATTTTCAGGAAAAGAAATTACAAAATCAAATCCTCTAGGTGACTTATCCTGGCTAATAGGGAAATAATAGATGGCACAAGAATCAAATTCGACTTTATTTAAAAAATTAACAGATCTTTTTAGATCTGGTCCTGTTGTAAGAAGAAAAGTAAAGAAATTCAAAGGAAACAGTACTTCTAAATCTTCACTTGAAATCTTTAAAAAAGCTCATAGTGATGTATATAACAGTACACTGTCAGCTTACGGATCTTATGACAGAATGGCAAGATACTCAGACTTTTCAGAAATGGAAGCTACTCCTGAAATTAACTCTGCGTTAGACATTTATTCAGAAGAATGCGTCTCACCAGATGTTGATGGTCAAGTATTACATATCAGTTCAGATAACAGAATGATTAAACAAATCTTAGAAGAACTTTTTTATGATGTACTTAATGTTGACTTTAATCTAGTAATGTGGATTAGAAACCTCTGTAAGTACGGAGACTTTTTTCTGTTTAATGATATTCACCCAGAGTATGGTGTTATTAATTGTTTTCCAATTCCTATTGCTGAGATTGAACGTGAAGAAGGATTTGATCCAGACGATCCAGCTGCAGCGAGATTTAGATGGGTAACACAAGGTAATAGAGTCCTAGAAAATTGGCAAGTATCACATTTTAGACTTTTAGGCAGCGACGCATTTTTACCATACGGCTCTTCGGTTTTAGAAGGTGCTAGACGTATTTGGCGTCAATTAATTCTTATTGAAGATGCAATGCTTGTTTATAGAGTTATTCGCTCTCCAGAAAGACGTGTATTTTACATTGACGTTGGTAATATACCACCAGAAAATGTTGCAGACTATTTAGAGCAAGCACAGACATCTCTTAAAAGAAATGCAGTTGTAGATAAAACAACTGGACAAGTAGACTTAAGATATAATCCACTTTCAGTAGATGAAGACTATTTCTTGCCTGTTCGTGGCGGTGATACTGGTACTCGTATTGATACTTTAGCAGGTGGTTCAAACACAACTGCAATTGAAGATGTAGAATATATCCAGAAAAAACTTTTTGCTGCTCTTAAAATCCCTAAAGCATATCTAGGATATGATGAAGATATTGGAGCTAAGGCTACATTAGCGCAAGAAGATATTAGATTTAGTCGTACAATTCAAAGAATTCAAAAGACTATTATTTCTGAGTTAAACAAAGTTGCAATGATTCATCTTTATACGCATGGTTACTCTGAAGAAGATTTGATGCATTTTGAATTAAAGCTTAGTAATCCTTCTTCTATTGCACAACAGCAAAAACTAGAATTAATTAGAACTAAATTTGAAATATCAGGATCTGCACCAGAAGGTTTATTAGATAGAGAATGGATTAGAAAAAATATTTTAGACTTAAATGATGATGAAATTGAAAGAATCGAAAGAGGAAAAGAGAAAGATAAACTTAGAGACATGGAGTTAGAAGGTGTACAATTACCTAACGATAATCCATTTAGTTTTGGAGATGAAAGCGAAGCTGGTAATGACGATAGTGGAGGTGGTGATGATAGTGGTGGCCTAGGAGGTGGAGACGAAGGAGGAGGTGATAGTGGTGGAGACGAAGGAGGAGGAGGTGGTCTTGAAGGATTATTTGCAGGCGAAATAAAAAATGGAAAGATAATGTCTGAAGAAGAGCTTTCTGAGTATGATGAATTAATTGAAGAGCTAGATGAAGTCGACGAAGACAAGAAAAATGAAATAGGTGAATCAGGCGCTAAAGTTTCAAAAGAAGGTAGTAGAGGTTCTTATAAAACAAAGTCTACAGGTAATAAAACTCACTATAATACTTCAACACATCAAGGATCTTTAACAGCAGGCAAGCCAATTACAGTTAAAGACTTAATGGATAGTGTTATGCCTCAAAGTCCAGTTGTAGACAGCTTTATTACTAAGAAACTCGGGTATAGAATGTCTAAGTCTCTTGACAGTATGTCTAAACAATTAAATATTAACAGTAGTAAACCTAAAATGTTGAACGAAAGTGACATACTTATAGATGATGATATTTTTGAAAATGAGGAATAAAAATGGCAAAAGTGCATAATAAAAAGAGAAATATCGGCATTATTTATGAGCAAATTATACAATTTGTGTGTAAAAAAATCATGGAAAATGACGAAGTCACTTCTGAAAAAGCCATCAAAATCATTAAAGAGCATTTTGCTGACGGAACACAATTGAGTAAAGAGTATAAACTTTTTAAAGCACTTTCAGACACGAAAGATGTGTCTGGACATCTTGCTAATTCAATTATCTTTGAAGCAAAAAAAGCATGCAATAATATGTTTGATGGAAAAAAACTTGAAAGAGAAAAAAGTAAACTGATTAAAAATCTTAATTACTCTTTTGGAAAAGGTGAGATCTTTAAAGAAAACGTTAAAAACTATAGAATCTATGCTACAGTTCAGACTCTATTAAACGAATGGCGAGATCCAGAAAATGCAAGCTTTGACTTGACAACAAAATATGAAATCAAACTTCATGAAAGTTTAACACAAAAAGCTGAAATATTGCAAGAAGTAAAAGATATCCCAAGAGTTGATAACTTAACTTATAGTTTAATGAACAATATTTTTGAAAAGAAGTATAGTAATCTTTTAAATAAAAGTCAAAACAGACTTTTAAGTTGTTATGCAAAAAATGACAAAGAGTCTTTGATAGAAAGCTTTTCTACTTTAAAAGAAGAAACGTTAAGTTATTTAAATGATTATATTTCTAATGCTGATAATAAAATTATTTTAGAAAAATATAAAATAGTAAAACAAAATATTACAAACGTCTCTACTGAAAATACCTCTAGAGATAATTTGCAAAGATACTTAACTATTGCAAAACTTAAAGAAGAATTATTAGGAGGCGAGTAATGAATACTCCAAGGCTGATTACAGAGTGGACAAATTTTGAATACGACCCAAGCTTAATTAAAGAACAAAAAGCAATGGGTAAACCTATGATGATGAAAGGAATTTTGCAAAAAGCAGAAACTTTAAATCAAAATGGCCGTGTTTATCCAAAAATTATTCTTGAAAGAGAAATTAGAAACTATCAAAAATTTATTAAAGAAAATAGAGCTTTAGGTGAATTAGATCATCCAGATTCTTCTGTTGTTGAACTAAAAAATTCATCTCACATTATCAGAGAAGCTCATATAGAAGGAAACATTGTTTATGGCACAGTTGAGATTCTCAACACACCTAGCGGGAAGATTTTGCAATCTTTAGTTGAAAGTGGTGTGACTTTAGGTATTTCTTCACGTGGTGTAGGCAGTACTAAAACACAAGGTAATATGCAAATTGTACAAGATGACTTTCAGCTTATTTGTTGGGACTTTGTAAGTGAGCCTTCAACTCCTGGTGCTTTTATGATGAAAGAAGGAAAAGAAGTAACACCTCAATTTATAAACGAAGTTTTTAACAAATCAGACAGAATAGATAGAATATTTAATGACATATTGGAGTGGAAGTAATGGCAATATCACATATACCAGGATCAATCGGACATAACTTTGTACCAGAATATCAAATTAGTGCTGTACCAAGAGTTGTCGACATATCAGTTTCAACTAAAGTAATAGTTAGAAAGTCTGATGGTTTGATTGTAGGAACTGCACCTGCTGGAGCTGCAGGGCAAGCTGTAACTTTAAATTCAAGCGGGACAGCAATTGGCGCAGCTGTAATTTTTGCTAATGTAGGCTCTCAAGTTGATGATGCATTACATGCAGGAGGCGCTTTTGTTTCTTTAAAAGTTGTAAAATTAGATAAAGTTTCACAATGGATTCAAGTGCAAAGTCCAGAAAATTCTGCTATGAGTTTAGCATTTTCTAGAAAAGATGCTGCAAATGGAAATCTAGTTGTTATAAATCAAGATACTAATTCATATCCACTTAGATTAAGATGTGTCAACATATATTTGCCAGATACAACAACTGCAGGAATAATTTTAGCAGGTCTTACTGTAATAGATAGAAAAGAATTTGATAATATAGTTGAAAAGTTTAGTGGCGACGATATTACAGTCAGCGTATAGGAAAAACAATGGCAAAAGTAACAAAAGAATTATTAAAGGAAATAGTAAAAGAGTGTCTTGTTGAGATTCTTGCAGAAGGTATAACAGGCGGAAATGTTGAATCGTTAAGTGAAAGCATTGAAACACATATACCTCAAAAAAGACAGAAAAGAAGTGCACAGTCTCGTTTAATGAAAAACATACTTCCTCCAAAAGAAAAAGTAAGAAATGAAAGTTTTGAAAAGAAGTTAAATGAAACTATTTCTCAAACAACAAAAGACCCAGTAATGGCTGCAATTTTAGCAGACACAGCGAAAACTACATTACAAGAACAGAATGGTGCAGACTCAGCAAATAGATTTGCTGCGAGACCAACTGATGATGCATCACAAATTGTTGCAAATACAGATCCGACAGAATTGTTTGCAGAATCAGCTTCTAATTGGGCACAGTTAGCTTTTTCTGATCGTAATAGGTAATTTATCATAGACACGATAAAAATTTAACTGACAGTCATATAATTATTATTAGACACAAACTAATTAAGTATATGGAGTCAACAACATGTCTAGTAAAAAACTTACCCCTAGCGTTTTAAGAAAAATTATTGCTGAAGAGCGTGCACGTTTAAATGAGACTTTAGAAATGGGACTAAAACATCCTTCAGAGGCACCTAAAAGAACACGTGAAGTTGATGCTGATAAATATGCTAGCTCTTTAGAGCAGTGCTGCAACTGGTATCAAATGTGTAAACTAAAAGAATCAAAACTTGAAAGAGAACTACAACTTGTTAAAGAAGCAAAGAAAAGACTTAAAACAAGAATTCTCAAAAGTGTGAAATAAGCATATTTATTATTATACTACAATAAAAGGAGCAAAAAATGGCTAAAGGCGCAAATGGTACAATTGATTTAGCAAGCTTTACACAGTTGCAAAGGCAAAGAGAAGCTTTTGGTAATAGAAATCCAGCTGGAAAATCTTACGGGGTTGCAAGTAATAGACTTACTGAGGTCGACGGTGCATTGTTTCCTAAAAGTCCTTTACTTGCAACCAATAGAAGTGGTCGACTTTCTGGCGATCGAGCAGGCATTTTTCCTGACAACGGAGACATATACAAAGCTTTTGCAAATGTTGTAGATAATAGTGAATCAATCAACGGTTTTGGATTTGATGATGCAGATCAAGTTAATCTAAACTATCAACATGCAGACAACCCTTTAAGTTCTGATGTTAATTCTTTAACAACAGGAAAACCAGCAGAAGAAATAGATAATTTTGGATCTAAAAAAAGATATGTAGGTTTTCCTGACTTAAAACCAGTAAGTGATTTATCTGTTCCTCAAGAAACTGCAAACACTGAAGCAACTCCAGGTCTAAAAAAGGTTCCTAACGAAAATTATGGTAGTAGTGTAGTTCAAGATAGAGATGCACTTAACCAGATTTATTCAGTTGTAGGATCTGGTAACAATGAAATGCAAGACCAAAGAGGTACTTACGAGTCTGATAGATTCTCATCTGATAATGGTGATAAAATTGGAAAATATTTTAAAAATGTAATGGCTGGAGAATAAATTATGACAAAGTCAACTTTAAATAAAGAAATTAGTGATTTACCAAACAGACATGGTTATATTACAAAAAATTTAGAAGTTCATTCGTCTGATGAAAATCCTAGAAATTATTCTGAAGGTAAAGGTGAAGGAAATCATAACACTTTACAAAGTATATTTTCAAGTCATCCAGACTCTGTAGTTAATGTTTTACCTGACTCGACTGCAGCTAAAGATGCATCAGACTTTAAAATTGCAGCTTCAGTTTTTAAAGGAAGATCTGCTTTACAAGGTCTAGATATTTCTGGAGAGCATGAATTAGCTTTGAGACAAGTTGCAACAAGCTTAAGAAACTCTAGTTTGCAAATTAATAGAGAAAATGTAAGTAGTGCAATAAATGATTTTTTCGGCCAGCAAGAATCTGTTATAGTTAGTCAAAGTGAAGCATATGATCGGATTTTAGAAATTATAAGTGAACAAAATCAAGCTGAGTCTATAGCATACAATCCAGACTTTCCTTTAAACGATGTAAACTTTATGTATACACAAAGTGGTGTATCTAGAGCTAACGATTTAGGTGATTTTGAAGAATCTCATTCGCCAAACGTAGCTTTTGGAAATCAGTCCAATTTTGATCCAACTCATGTATCTTCAAATCCTTTACAAGGTACTAAAGGATCAAGTGACGGTGGTTTTGGTGTTTCACCATTATCAGCATTTACTTCTAGAAATGTCTTAAAAGACGTTGTTAATAAATACAGAAACTCTGAAGATTAATGACTGGTTTTTATCAAGGAACACTAAGCGGCCCAGGATCTGGTTTTGCAACAGGCGACACTCGAAGAGGTCTCGGTTATGCCAAAACTACAGGTGACAGTAAATCTGGGCTAGGTGGTAACTGGGACATGGGTGATGCTTTAAGTTCTCCTATTGGACCTTACGACGATGTAGAAAATAGAATGTTTCCCGAACAAGGTGAAGACGAAGATTTGTCATATGACGAAATATTGTTTTACGCAAAGCAATCAAATGCTGTAGGCGGGAAAAATAACTTTGACATAGACTCATATTCACATTATTCCAAACATGATATCGGAAGTTTTGTGCCTCACGCAAATACAGCAGCTGCAGTTCTTGCACAAGGATATGATAGAGGCAATGAAAAAATATTAAGAGAATTTATTAGAGAATCGCTAAGCGAAGTAACGTCAATGAGTGTTAGAGTAATGGTTAGAGGAAGTTTAGGAGACACTTATAAAAGTAGTAAAGCTAATGTATCGAATGTAAATCAGATGTCGCCTGGTGACCCTTCTATAAAACAAAAAGGATATGGGCAAAGTGTTGGGACGCAAGACATGTATCCTTATGTTAAAGCAGGAAAGCCTACAACAGATGGTGCAGAGACTATGAGAAGAGTAAGTGCTCATATTGAAAACGACGACGAATTTGATTGGAACAATCCTAATTACTCATCTTCAGATCATCTTATAGACACTACTGAAAAAGACTATTTAGACTGGGAAAACGTAAGAAGTCATAATAGAAAATTTAAATAAATTTAAAATTAAAAAAAATAGTCATAATTAAAATATATACTAATAACAAATAAAATGGCGAGAGTATAACATGTCTAATAATTTATATGAAGAAGCAATTAATGCTGCTGAACAAATAAAAGAAGCAGCTGAGAGTCGTGTAAAGCAACAATTAGTGGAAGCAATGTCTCCTAAGATTAAACAATTGATAGAAAATAGTTTAATGGAAGAGCCAGATGAGTGTGGTAAGAGTATTGAAGAAAAAGAATGTGGTGAAGGTATTGATGAGGGCGAAGTAGAAGAATGTGGTGAAGGTATTGAAGAAGAAGAAGGACAAATTGAAATTTCATCTGAATCTGTCGATATTTTAAAGAAAATGTTAGGTCAAAAACAAAAAAGAAGTGCAATTTCAGAAAGTCTAGCGACAGTTAGAAAAGGAATTAATGCTCTTAAAAAAGCAATGATTCTAGCTGAAAATAACAAAAATTCTGCAAAAATTAAAAGAAAATTTGTTTATGCATATAATAATTTGTTGCAGGAATTAAAAAATATCAAATCTAGCAGCATAATTAAAACTGATAAAACACTATTAAAAGAATTTTTACAATTATCTAAGGAGTTAAACAATATGTCAAGAAGCAGATCTAGAAGTAGATACTTGAATGAAAACCTAGAAGACCTTCTAGAAATGAACCTTTTCGAAGAAGATGAAGACGAAGAAACTGAAGAAACTGAAGAAACTGAAGAAATGATGGATTCAGAAGAAGAATCTGATAAACCCGGTTCAGAAGGCGTTGATCTTGGGCCTCTTGAAGATATGTCTTTCAGAGAAGTTGTTGATGCTGCACTAAGTGGAGCTGATTCAGGTGCAGAAGAAATGGATCTTTCTTCACTCGATGATGAAGACGAAGACGAAATGGAAGAAGGCGTTGATGAAGTATATGAGGTTGAAGAGAATTTAGAGGGTCTAGAAGGCAAAGAAGAAATCGAAGCGGAAGGGTTGGAAGAAGGTCTCTTCTTAGAAATTGATGAAAATATGCTTAAACGAGAAATTAAAAATATGAGAAGACTCCGTGAAGGTGAAGCTAAAGATATGGCATCACACTTTGGTGGAGGAAGTTTAGACAAAGAAATGTTTATTGACGGTGTTGATCTTAATGTACATGCAGACCATTTAGGTCGCGAGGATGTACCTACACCTAAAGTTGAAGCTGCTCTTAGAAATGCTGTACGGAAAAATCGTATTGTTGAGAGTAAGAACAAACAATATAAAAATGCTCTTCGAGGAATGAAGAAGCAATTAACAGAAATGAACCTTTTCAACGCAAAGCTTCTTTATGCCAATAAGTTAATGCAAAATAGAGATCTTTCTATTAAGCAACAAAAACATATCGTAGAATCATTAGACGAAGCAGGAACTTTAAATGAAGCTAAGCTTCTTTTTGAAAGTCTTTCTAAATCTCTAAGCCGACCATCTAGAAAAGGTGGAAATCTTAATGAGAGTTCAAGTAGACGTGTTCTAAGCTCTTCATCACGTTCAGTGAAAAGTGCACAACCAATTAATGAAAACGTTGCACTTGATCGATGGGCTACTTTAGCAGGAATCAAAAAATAATTTTAATTTTAAACAAACTTAATAATAAAACAAAAAGGAATTAAAAACTATGAGTTTTTCATTACAAACTTTAACTGAAGGCATTCGTGATCGTCACGTAGGTCAACAAAACAAGAGATTGGTCGAGAAGTGGTCTCGTACTGGTCTTCTTCGTGGAATGGATGATGTAAACCGAGAAGTTATGGCTACTCTTTTAGAGAATCAAGCTGCTCAAGTTTTACGTGAATCTAATACTATGGGTTCCGGTGATGTTGGTGGTTTTACTAACATTGCTTTCCCAATCGTTCGTCGTGTATTCGGTGGACTCGTTGCAAATGAATTGGTTTCTATCCAACCTATGTCTCTTCCAAGTGGACTTCTTTTCTACTTAGATTACACCTATGGAAACGATGCAGGCGGTTATGCTAGTGGATCTTCAATTTATGGTCAACCTAGCGGAAAAGATATTCAAAATGGTGCTGACGCTGTTGGTGGTCAATATGATCTTGCTGGAAGTGGATTTTCAAAAGTTCACGTAAAAGCAGCTTCAGCTGCTTCAAATCGTGACGGTGGTTTTGCGGTTGTTAGAACTAATGCAGCTGATGTTGCAGCTGATGTAGATGAAAATAAGGTTCAATTTGTAGTAGCAGCAGGAGCTTTTAGAGCATCAGACGCAGCTTTACAAGCAGATGGTGAAATTGCATTAGATTCTGTAGAAGATATGCGTCTTATTCAACATGATCCGCAACTTATTGAAAGAATTACTTCTGTAGCAGATGGTGGCAAAGGCGAGAATTATGCATTTTTACTATTACCTCTCTCGGCTACACAAGTAGGCGGACAAACAAGTGGAGTTGCTAACTCTACAGTAAAACCACTTTCTTCAATGGATAAAACTTTAATTAAAGACTTAGTTTTACTTTCTGACACGACTGCTGTAGCTGATAACTTGGACAGAATTCCTTCAGCAATGCAAAGTGGAAATGCAGTAAACCTTAAAAGATTAACACAATTAGGCGATTGGGATGGAACTAAATTTACTCCTGATGCAAATGCTTCACTTGACGCATCTTCTACAAGAGTATTACTTATTGTAAAGAAAGATGATGCTGCAACTCTTGCATCTAAAGATTTTGGAGATACACTTAGAGTTTCTTTTGTAAAGGCAGACAATGTAACTGTTGGAACTGGTGGCGAAGCTGATGGAACTCCAGCATTTGAAAGTGGCATGCAAGAGCAAAGTACTGCTATTAGCCCAACAATCCCAGAAATTGATATCAAGATCGAATCAATTCCAGTAACAGCTCAAACACGTAAGTTAAGAGCACGTTGGAGCCCAGAGTTGGCACAAGACCTTAACGCATACCATTCAATGGATGCAGAGGTTGAGCTTACTCAAATTCTTTCAGAGCAGATTGCTTTGGAAATCGATCGTGAGATTCTTGGAGATCTCCTTAGCGGTGCTAAGGGAGCTAACTTCTTCTGGAGTCGTTCACCTGGTAAATTTGTAAATAAGAGAACTGGTGCAGCTGTAGAACGTGCAAACACATTACAACCTGGGCCAGCTTTCACTGGTACTGTTCGTGAATGGTATGAGACTTTAACTGAGACTGTTATTGACGTAGCAAATGAAATCCATAGAAAAACTCTTCGTGGATCTGCTAACTTTATCGTAGTATCTCCAGACGTTGCTACTATTCTAGAAGCTTCTGTATTATATCGTCCTTCTTATAGCCTTGATGGTGACGGACAAGTTGGTGCTCCATTTACTATGGGTGCTGAAAAGATTGGATCTCTTTCTAATCGTTTCACAGTTTACAAAGATCCTTACTTCCCTCGTAACAAAATCCTTGTTGGATACAAAGGTGGTTCTTATCTTGAAACTGGTTTCGTTTATGCTCCATATGTACCCCTCATCGTTACACCGACCATTTTCCAACCAGAAGATTTCACACCACGTAAGGGTGTTATGACTCGTTATGGTAAAAAGATGGTACGTGCTGACTTCTACGGAACTGTAACTTGTTTGGACATGAACATTATCTAATAATTAGTTCAATCACAACCTCGAAGTGACAATATAGAAAACTGCTTCATTTTTAAAATGTTGTGGTTTTTTTTGTGTGTAAAATATGCATAATCATAATAATATATATATGTATATACCACGAAAAGGAGTAACAACATGAAATGTCAATTATGTGATTTTGAAGGTGAAGGAAAAAACTTTAGTAATCATTTACAAAAAGTGCACAAGCTAAAAAGTAAAGAATACACAAAACAATATATCTGTAAAGATTATAATGGATGTTTGAATTGTGGTAAAGAGACAAGATATGTTGCATATACATTTAAGAAATATTGTAAAGATTGCGCAAAAGTTGGAATGTCTATAGGCGGAAGGAAAGGCGGAAAGCATGAAGCTTGGAATAAAGGAAAGACAAAAGAAACAGACTGTAGGATAAAAGGCAGTTCAGGAAAAGACAATCCTTTTTGGGGTAAGAATCATTCTGAAGAAACTTTAAATAGAATAAGTTTGACAAAAAGATTAGGTGGAAAAGAAGTATTAGAAAGAATTTTAAAGAGAAACAAAGAATTTGAAATTTTAACCCCTGTAGATGAGTATTTTAGTCGTCAAAGACAATATCTAGATTTCAAATGTAAGAAATGTGGATTTGAGTGTAAAAAAACTTTACAAGCATTTGAAAGAGGATCATTGTGTCCTAAATGTTATCCTGTGACAAGGTCTAAAGCAGAAATTGAAATATATGAATATATTGTTAACTTGAGGATAGACGACGTTTTATCTAATGATAGAAGTCTAATAAAACCTAAGGAAATCGATATTCTGTCAAAACAGAATAACTTCGGGATAGAATTTAATGGTTTGTATTGGCATAGTGACGTTATTGATAAAACAACTAAGTACGATTTGTTAAATAAGACAAAATTATGTAAAGATTTAGGTGTAAAGTTAATGCACATCTATTCAGATGAATGGGAATACAAAAGAAATATCTGTCAGAGTATGATTAAAAATAGACTTGGATTGTGCAATAAGGTTTTTGCAAGAAAGTGTAAGCTAAAAGAAATAGATAAAAAAGATTTTAGCAGATTTATGAATGATAATCATATAAGTGGAAGTGTGAATAGTAGTGTAAGGTTAGGATTATACTTTAATGAAGAGTTAATCTTAGCAATTGGTTTTAGGAAGCCTAGACAGAAAAAGTGGAGTGGCTACTATGAAATAAGCAGATTTGCTACAAAATTAGACTATGTTGTTGTAGGTGGATTAAGTAAATTATTAAAATTTTTTAAAAATCAAGTATCGAGAAAGATAATGACATACGCAGACCGTCGTTTTGGTGAAGGTTTAGGTTATGAAAAAGCTGGTTTTAAATATTACGGAGATTCCGGAATCGACTATTGGTATTCAGATGGAAGAAACAGATATGATAGATTTATCATAAAAACTGATGATAAAATGACAGAAAGAGAGAAAGCTGCAGATATGGGTTTATATAAGGTTTGGGGTTGCGGAAGCAATATCTGGGTTCTCGATTGAATCTGTTAAAAAGTTCATTATTTTAAAAGGTGATCGTATTTAATATAATTATAAAAAAATATAAGGAAATCAAATGAAACATTATGTACCATTATTATTAATAGTTTTTTCTCTTTTTGGCTGTGAAGAACAGGTAATTAATCAAGAAGATTTAAGACCTGATTTTGAAAGCATTCCAGCACCAACAAGACCTAGTCAAGATCAATTAATTGAAGAAGATATAGAGATAATTGATGATTATTTAACTGATGACTTATCAGTAGAAGATATGTTTGTACAAGAAGATTATGATATGACAATTGACCAAAACGTTCAACCTGTAGCTTTGGAAAGTTGTATGTCATGTCATAATAGCGCAACTGCAACAAATTATGATGGTTCAGGTATTGAAAACCCACATCCATTCCCTCCAGCAGATAATATAAAATGTACAACATGTCATGGAGGTAACGGTAGTGTAAATGGTAGATTAAATGCACATGTATCACCACCTCCTGAAATTGGTGACGATCAATATCAAGTGTTAAACCCAAAAGCTTTCTTTAATAGAACAACACTTTCAGGTATTGATAAATTACAGCCAGAAGTTTATACAGACGCAAATGGCAACACATATTCAAATTTAGATTATTTGCAGTTTATTAATCCAGGAGACCTAAGAGTAGTTAAAGAAGGAAGAGGATGTGGTACTAGTGGGTGTCACGGTGACCAACATGGTGACTGGGTAACAAAATCAACAATAGGCACAACAAATGGAATATTCAGTTCTACAAGATTTATTGTAGGATTAGACAACGATATTCCAGAATATAGAATTGATGAAGAAGGAAATGCTTTAAGTGATTATGCGCCAAGAAGCGTAGAAAACGCATTATTTAGCTGGTTAGTTAGAAATGTTGGTGAAGTAGGTATGTTGCTAGAGCAAAGAGAATGGGCACAATATGATGGCTTTATGAGGCAAAACAATGGGTTTGATGCAAACTCACTAGCAAATGATATTGATAATACAGATTTACAAAGGCCTAATAGAATAAGAAACGGTTCTAATTTAGAAAAACTAGTAACAGAAGCTATTTCTATAACTTGTGGTGACTGTCATTTATATAGTGCAGGTGCAAACAATAGATACGGAGACTTTAGATCATCTGGCTGTAGTTCATGTCATATGGAATATAGTTTAGACGGAAAAAGTAGATCTAGGGACCCAAACATAAACAAATTAGAGCCTGCTAATCCCGATCAGATTGCTCCTGGCGAAAGGTCTCATCCATCTGATCATGTTATTAGAAACATAAGTAAAACTATTAACAACGTTCAAGTAAGAGGTATTACAGACAACGCATGTGTAGGTTGTCATCAAGGTTCAAATAGAACGGTTTTACAATTCTGGGGAATTAGACTAGATCAAAATAAAGATTTAACAAATAATACACAATATCCAGATAATCCTGAAAACTTTACAAATACAGCAAATGATAGAAGACTTTTTGATCCTGCAGTAAATAATAACACTTTCAATGGAAGAGATGCTGACCAATATATATTATTTGAAGACTATGATGGCGACGGATTAGATGACACACCTCCTGATATTCATTATGAAAGAGGTTTAGGTTGCATTGATTGTCATAGCAGCAGAGATTTACACGGTGGCACTGCTGGAGACGTAACTAATGGTAAAATACAAAGTAGACAAGATCAGAGCACGTTTATTACTTGTGAAAGCTGTCATGGGACAATAGAGGAATACGCAACAACTTCAGAGTGTAAAGACTACAGTAATCAAGATTCACAATGTGCACAAGATAGACTCGGAAATTCACTTAGAAATGTAACTGTAGATCCGTCAGGAAACTATTGGCTAAAGAGTAAAGTTTTTGGAACAACTCATTATATAAGTCAAATTAAAGATATTACGAGACAAACAAACAAAGCACATCCAAGAACAGGACAACTTATTTATAATCCTAATGCTGCATATGCAATGGGTCGAATAGGTACAGCTCCTGGAAATGGTCCTATTCAAGCAGATCCTTTAAAATATTCTCAAAACTTCAGTCATACAGATGATATGGATTGTGCATCTTGTCATTCTTCTTGGACAAATAATTGTATAGGTTGTCATTTAAGAACAGACTATAATGATAATCCAAATGAATATTTCTTTAGTAATATAACAGGAGAAAGAATATTATTAGCAGAAGGCGCAGCAGACTTTGTCTACCAGAGTCCAGTGCTTTCATACTTAGGGATTAATAGTAAAGGAAAGATTACACAGATTGATCCAGCAGAGAAAATGTTTTATAGATATGTGGATTTAAATGGCAACGAATCTCAAGTTTTTGCATTTGGTGATCGATTGGGTGAAGGTAATAATCCAAATGTAGGCGGAAGAAACCAATTCCCAGCATTAGCAATGAATCAAATGGCACCACATAGCATAAGAGGAAGACTTTCACCTAATCAAAATGCTGAGCCTTTGAAGTATTGTGTTGCATGTCACTTAACAGAAAATGCAATTGATAATTTTGGTGATGAATATGCTTTATTTAAAGATTTGTACTTTAATAATGACATTCAAGGCTTGTTTGACAATGGGTTCTTTGATTTAATGCAAGAACATATTGGTAGGAATACAAATAATCAAATAGACTCACCTTTCTATGTTCATATGACAACAGGACTAGGAACATCTTTATTTATGTTTGATCAAAATGGTTGTCCAGTTAATCCGTTAGATAATAATGCAAATCGAGAATACTGTGATGGTAATGCACCTGCTAATAATTTTGATCCTAATAATGTTTTTTATGACTTAGATAGAATTGTAGAGATAACTGGACAAACAAATAGCTCTAGCTCACATACAAGAATAAACAATCTAGGGCCAAGAAGAGATGGAAACAATTACAACATGTCAGGACCTTTAAATAGACAGTTAATTGAAAAGCTTTCAGATCCAAATCAAGGTTTAATATTAGATTCTTGGTTAGATGCTAATGGTAATGCACAAGGTAATGCAGCAGACTTTATTCAATAGCTGATTTAAACTGTTTCGTTTTGCTTCTGTTTTATGTGTTTAAATTATGATATTTTACACTTATTATATATAATTAATACAAAACAGAGAAGGAACAAGAACAATTATGAAAAGAAAAGAAACAAGTAAACTTTTAAATGAGTGGAAAAGCTTTTTAAATGAAAGTCAATTAGACACTGATGCTCTTGAAAATTTTGATGATGCTAATGCTTTAAACGCACCATATGAAGAGCCTAGAGGAGTGGATGAAGACAAAGAAGCAATATTTTGGGCACTTTCTCAAATGGGTCTTAATGAAAAAAATATTTCTGATGTTTTAAATATGCTGAGTGGAATGAAGTCATCAAGTATTGCTGAGTTAGCTGAAGAGTTTGATGAGCAAGCATTTGGTAGTCGTGAAGAACTAGAAAAAGACATACATTTATCAGAAAGATAATTTATGAAATTTCCAATTTTTATAGAGAATTCAAGAATACCTGTCTGGTTAAGTAAATTTTCTCCGATTAATATAAATGCAATTACATTAGGACCTATTGTCTTAAGTCGTTCAACACTGTCAGAAAGAGTGAAGAGACATGAAACTATTCATTTCATGCAGTATAAAGAACTCTTTTTTATTGGCTTTTTGTTAGTATATCTATTTGATTATTTATATGCAGCGATAATTAAGAGAAAAGGTTTTTCTCGTGAGTCTTATTTGTCAATTCGGTTTGAGCAAGAAGCTTATGATAACGATCATGATATTGATTATCTAAAAAGAAGAAAAAAGTTTCGATGGAAAGACTATCCATTGGGCGGAAAAAACAAGGAATAGATTATGCCATTTTCATATCAAGGAAAGAAACAACAAATAAAGCAAATAAACACATCACCTTCAAAATCTGAAGTTGCTGCTGCAAAAGAGCTAGGAATAGATCTTGCTAAAAATTGGAGAGCATATTCTAAAGAAGCACGTCTTCATGTTTATGTTTCCAATATGAAAGAAATGGTTAGATTTTATAATCAAATATTAGAGTTTCCAGTTGTACGATATTGGAGATACTCTGACGGTGATGGGACAATGTTAGATATTGGTGGGAATGCAATAGAACTCTTTTCAAAAGGAAGACGAAATTTTTCTGATAAGAATTTTTATGGAAGTGTTTCGTTATCTATTAAAGTTCAAGATGTTTGCAAGCTATATGAAAAGTTTTGTAAAAAAAATATAAAGCTAGGAGAACTAGTTAGTCACGAGTGGGGAGACACATCTTTTAAAGTAATTGACCCTGAAGGTAATCGTTTAGTATTCTTCAGTCCTGATATTTCAAAAGAGAAATATTATAAGGTTAGAAGAGGATAGACTGCAAAGGAGATAATATCTATGTCATGGGATGTTTACGTTGTTGTCTGTTTTGACAATTCTTTTTACTGTGGTATTACAACAGATATCGAAAGAAGAATAAAACAGCATAACGGAGAGTTATCTGGTGGCGCAAAGTATACAAGAGGACGACGTCCTTGTCGTTTAGCGTATAAAGAAAAAGCCGAGAATAGATCCTCGGCTTTAAAAAAAGAGTATTGGTTTAAAAAACTCTCAAGAAGAGAGAAAGAAAAATATATTTCTTATCCTTCTGAACCTTCTGAACTTTGAGATTCTGAA